ATATCCTCGTAGGATACGATTCTAGCATGACCGTCATCCAGCTTAACGAAGTTCACCAGCCTTCCCTTAGGAACAATGATCTCATCGAGATCCTTGAGATTCTTTAGGTTAGCAGGATTCACCTCTTCTGGAATGTACTCTTCTTCACACATGTCTGAGATCGTTCTGAATACAGGGGAACGATTGCCGTTCTCATCTGCTTCATTGGCGATCGCGCCAATCAGTCTCGTGTAACGTTTCTTGTTGGGACGATCGGTCACCGTGATGATGAAGTTGATCGTTGCCCCAACTTTCGGTTTAGGAAGAGGTTCTCTCATGACAGAGAACCTTACCCATGCCGGTGAAGGACCGACTTCGAAGCTAATTACTTCTCCGACCAGTCCTTTATCGATTAGGTCGTTGCGGAACTTGTCGAGTTGCCCGCACGCCCTGGCGTGAACCTGCAGTGCCCTGATGATATCTGTGCGATCGACATTCTCACCTACACCAAGAACCCGACGGAAAATTACCTTCGGGTTGATGGTTTTGATGAGCGACTTGTCTTTCGCAAGTTCTCCAAGGAACGCAGATGTCACTGTGTTGTTTATGGTATTACTCATTCGGATTTCTCCATTTGATTTGTTGTTCGCGAAAGTAAGCTATGGTCTCCGTATACTTCATTGAACAAGAGTTTATCATCGTCAAATCCGCATCGGATACCAAGCTGTGACAAAATTAGCCTGCACGGCTTTACATTCTCGTAGATGATGTCTCTCACCATGACAAGAGGAATCAGTTCCTTTGGAATCTGTTTCACTATCGGTGAGATTGCCATCTTGGACGGACACTTCGTATACTTCAGCAGGAAGTCCTGAAACTTCTTGCAAATTTTTGGTGACTCTTTGTGTAGCCATTCGAAATACTCCGCTGTTGGTTCGGCGATAGGTAACACAATCGTCTTGGTTGGAACTTGAATATCACCATATTTCCAGGCGAATATCTCCTGCCACGCCAAGAAGTAGAAATACGCCGAAGACATAGGCTTCGCGTATCCGTCCTTGTTCTTGATTGACTCGGGTTGGCACCATCTTGTCAATCCGTTGACAGTATCCTGATAAATAAGCTTCTCACGTTCGATAACTCGTTGTATCAGGTCGTGTCCTGAAATCTTTGCATTGAGTGACTTAGATAGGATGCAGTCTACAATGAAGTCCTCTGCGAACTTAGTGGACTCCTTGCACATGTTGCTACCTTTAAGTTGCACTCCCTTGATGTCTGTTTGAGGTTTTGGTAGGATTACTCCTTCCTGTACAGTTACAACACCAGCGTAGGTTTTCTTGATGTCTGCAAGACACATGGTCGGATACATGAATTCATTCTTCATCTTCATGTCCTTAATGTGTTTACCCTTTGCACCGTGCGAGATGCTGTAAATGGCTAGTACATGAGCTACAGCCTTAGTTATCCAATACACCATTAGCGTTGAAATTTGATATGCTGGAGTCGTTAGACGATAGATGTCTCCAGTATACCACTGAACCCAATCTTTCACAGTGAAGATAACCGAGTCGGTATCTGAAATAACTGACGAGTTGCGCTGCATCATCTTTCGATTATGTACATCGGGAACGTTGAGTTCTGTATCGATGAACGTATCGAAGATGTCTTTCATCTTGTCGAGTTCTTTTTGAACCCTATTGGCGATGTTTACGAACTTTACAGCTTTCTCTGGCATCTGAGAAGGAAGGTCATAGACCTGGATTTTAGGATTTCCAGACTTGACGGTGTCGTAAAACGCAACATTGCACATCATCACCAGATCGCCATCTAGTTTGAACAAGTCGTCTGGTTTTACAGAAGGATCTTCTACAACTTTATTTAGATCGAATAGATCGTTGATCCATGGTCTAAATACTTCGTCGTTGAACATTACGACATGCCTAAGATTCTGATAATACCAGAAGAACTGAACCTCTTCTTTCTCTAGACGCATCACTAGCTCATCGACAATCCTGAAGTCTCCATCCTTGTATCGGTGATATATACGCAAACACTCGTGGAAGAATTCCATTAGCGTCTGTTTGTCTACCCACTTGAGGTTGTGGTTATCCATCACATTACGAATTTTTTCCTTGTCGATTCCGGAATAGAGATGGATATTAATGTGATTGATAAGCTGTTCTACGCTGAACCATCCAAAGTTTCCACCTAACACATGTTCGATACAAGTGTTGGCATAACCAATCAAAGCTCTTCCGCCGCTAGTGATCGCATTATAGTTCCCTTTGTCATAGAAACCAGAATACGATGAACCGTAGTTGCCAGGAAGTGAATTGACTGTTATCTTAACGGATGACTGACCGAAGTAGGCTGTTAGATATGCAAGAACGTCTCCTGCTGCTTTGGCCTTGAACTGATCCTTTTTAAGTTTTCCGCGTTGATCCAGTTTGTTCTGGACCATCTGGATGGTAGCTCCTGTTTTGCGCTCATGCTGCATGTAGAAACTACCGCTGGGTGAGACAATGTCATCTGCATGCTTGTCCAAATAATTAACCAGGTCAACTGCTTTAAGTTCAGGTCTACCGTCTTCAATATTTTCGACGATAATTGCAGTTTGCGGTTTGTATCTGTCTTTGCATGCAAGTCTGAAACGTCTATCAGCTTCTTCCTCAGAGAAGCCAAATACTCGTTTCATATAGCTGACCATCTCATCCCTGTAGGTCTGTAAAACCCCAGGTCTAGACATGTTTATTCTCCTTTGTTTATAGAGTATGCCATAAGTGTAATATATAACCAAAAATGTCCACGTAATACGATTTTATGATTTGTTTTAACCCAAATTAAGGAGCAATTATGTTCGAAGATGCAGCGGCGGCAGATGATTCTGCCACAGAAAAGCAGGATCCTGAAAAGATAATGTCCGAAGAGATGAGGCTCTCTGTCAAGTACAGCATCATGTCTGGCATTGTCATGTCAGTAGCGACTTATCTCACAAGCACTAATGCTAATAGCGATGACATTCGCGCCAAGATGAAGACTCTTGTCAATGCATTCAAGTCTGGTGGTGATGTTGAGAATTCTGATGCTGAGTGGCTCACGACAGAATATCTAGACTCCGTTAAGCGCGCCAATATACCTGACAGCGGATATTGCCATTATGGAGATTCTGCTTACTTCTCGTGGTATTCCGCTATCAACGCAATGCTCAATGATGACTCTGTCCGTAATAGGTGGCTTGATGAGAACAATGCCAAGTTCACACAGAAGGAACGTGAGATCATTGGTCGCTACAACAAGGCTCGCTCTGAATTTTATCTGGCAGAAAACGCGTTCACGCAGTACATGGCTAGCGTGAATAAGCTTACCATTAACCAAATACTTCTCAAGTACGCTACTCAGTTCCAGCAGGTTGTTCCTGAATGGTATAAGAGGGTGCTTCGTTGCGCTGGGTACATGAACCCACCTGAAGAAGGGTGAGGTGTTTCATGTCATCCGAGCAGACGATAGATGAAGAGCTTAATTTGCTCGAAAAGAAAGACATAGAAATTCGTACAGAAATGTCAATAATTCAGAACCGTGTCGTTCTCTCTAACATAGTGAGTACTCACAGAGATTTGAAGCAGACTTGTGATATTAGGAAGATTATCGGCATTGCTAAGACGTTACATTAAACCGCTATTCTCTTGAAGGAGGTTGATGTCATGGAAGTTGATTTCAAGACTAAACTCAAAGTGGTTAAATTTATAACGTCAGCATTGTTTGCTCGTAAGCAACCGTTTATGATAATAAACGGTAATGAGCAAGGTGTGTTTTATTACACGAATATTGAAGTTTCAAGAGTTGTGCTTTATAGACCAACGATAGAGGATGTCGTTAGTAAGGTCAAGATAGTTAGCGAAGATGTTTTGAAGATGCTATATGAAGCGTATCCGGCATTTAAGAACATTGTGGCCCAGATTGATCTTAGGAAGTTTAGTACAGCTGTCAACAAATGTGTTAAAGAAGAGCCCGATAGGTTTCCTGAATTGGTTGTCAACAAGGACACTAATGAGCTTACGATGTGTACATCCAAGAGAACGGTGTCGTTCTTAGTTGGCAACCTTGTATCTGAGCACGATATCTCGTATTATGAGGAGATCGTTAATAAGTTCAGCAAGTTTGGTGATAGACTTGTGAGAAGAAGCTTTAAGGGAGTTCAGGTTGATGGAGATGACAAGGTGTCGCTAGAGATAACTGACATTGAGTGCGATAAAGATAAAGCCGAATTTGGATTCCCGATTAAGGATGGAGTGAATCTTGTGTCAATGAAGGAGTATATCAATAAACGTAAGCTAGACGCTTCGTATTCAGTTGGTATGCTTGTTAACAGTATGGCCAGAACAGCAAAGGTCATGATTGATTATGCTGATGATTGGCTTAATGCTAGTACGATGATGCCAGGTTCGCTTTGGTTCTTATCGAAAGTGTGATTTCTTCTCTACCAGGTACCCTCCAATTTGGAGGGTACCTGGTTCATATCCATTATTTAATAACTTTGGACAATATTACGTTCTCCGTTCATTTAAAGAAGGAATACAAATATGGATACTGCTAAAGAAGTTGACTTGGAAGGTGGAATAGAGGGAGAGGGTGCTGCCATGCAGCCACCTACTTCTGAGCAACCGCCTGTAGCACAGGAACCTCAGGACGATGATCTTCTAGGTCAGTCTCTAGGTGGTGGAGAAGCTGCCGAACCAGAGCAGCCTGCTGAAGAGGCTGCGTCTCAGGAAGAGAAACCTGCTCCTAAGTTCTCTTTAAAGATTGAGACTGAATCATTCGGTCGTCGTAATATCACCGAATTCAACATCAATCAGTTTCTAACTGGCAAGTATGATATCAATGTCCTTGACAAGATCATTTCCGAAATGTATCCTGACGAGGATTCTCAGAAGAAAGCTCTAGAAGATCCTACATCGTTCCTGAGTATTATCATTCAGTGCATTCGTAATGGTTGGGGATCCAATGCGCTACCGTCTTATCTACAGGTGTTCGCTGCCAAAGATAAGAATGGGGATACACCGGATAAGTTCCTTATCTCTCAGAGTGACAAGACTCTTGGGAACTTTGGTGATGTTACTGCACACGAGACCAAGAAGTCTTCTGGTGTACTTACGGGTGATGAAGCTCGTAAGGCGTTCATGGGTAAGCTTAATGGTTACCGTAGGGTTAAGCTTCTTAACTCCGGTTTCTGGATTGCACTTCGCCGCCCTTTAATCCATGAGCTTCAGGATATCTTTGACATAATCGACATGGAGCAGAAGGAGATCGGTTACAACATCGGTTCTCACTTCGCTCTTCTTGCCGACATGTATGTCAAGAAGATCTTCCTTGAGACACTCATCAAGTTCAGGATCATTGTCGACTCAAATCTCGACGGTATCTATAACGACGGTGTGTTTGTGAGTGCCCTGTCATTCCTGGATTACGAGTCGATTCTTCAGGCACTTCTGTCTCTTATGTCTCGCAAGGGACTTCGTGCTCGTGTTGTGTGTCCTGAGTGCAAACTCGTTACCATCCTAGAGGATATTGACATTTCGTCTGCCAAGTTTGTCAATCGCAATATCATCTCTGATAAGATGATCGAATGGTGGAATACCAAGACTACACCTGACGGTAAGCCTATTGGCAAACGTTCTGTTGCAGATGTCATCAAGTATCAGAAAGAGATTCTTGGATACAAGAGTGAATTCATTGATACGTTTGGTGACTCAAGAGTCAAGATGACATTCGAAGTTCCTACGTTCAAGACGTACTTTGAGGCTGGTGAAGTTCTGTTCGACCAGCTCCGTGCTGTTATCGACGAGCGCAGCTCCATTGATGCGACTAGGAGAAGGATTATCTTCAACAATACTGCAGCGCACGCATTTCACATGATCGCTCCGTGGATCTCTGCCATCTCATGCATCAATGATGACGGTAGCGTTGCATTCACATCAGAGCTTGCTACAGATGCAAGTGACAAGGATCGCAAGAGCTTCATTGAGACAGTTATTGATATCTTCGATACTGCAACGCAGGATGATCAGCAGAATGGATTCTCCAAGTTCTCTGAGTTCATTGCGAGCTCGCGCATCTCTTGGATTGGAACGTATGCACTTGAGTGCCCACGTTGTCATGCTAAGCCGGATGTTGAACTCACCAACCAGTTCTATCCGCTGGAGGTGCAGACAATTTTTTTCGGCCAATTGTACCGTCTCTTGCCTCAGGCTCTTACGCAAGCGGAGGAAGGACGGTAGCGGAAATCGCATTGGATACTTCCCTCGCCAAGCATATCTGCGAAGTGTGCAAAGAACCAAGGGGCCTCGAAAGAGATTTCTTGATTCGATACCTCATCGTCCGAGATGAGTTTTGGTGGAAGCTATCTGACTCTCCATGGAGGATGAATTTAATGCATCCTCCTTATCCGCCACAGGTTGATCCTGTGACAGGTAGGAAGGTTGAAATCTACAAGGTTTCAGAATGGAGAGATCGCGTTCTCGATCTTTGCGAGTTTGAGATTACTCATCAGTACTTTGGATTGTCCTATACTGATCTGATGAATCTTGATACTGCAGAGTTCGAGGACATTGAAGATAGAGTTCACAAGATCGCTGAGCAGAAAACTCAGAACATGAACAAGATGAAAGCTGAGATGTCTGGGAAACCAATGCCAAGTTCAACTAACCTACTTAAGGATTTACACAGATGACAGGTACTGCAGATGAAAAATCCTTAGGCGCTAGCAGACTTCTGCTAAACGTCTGTAAAGGTATGCGTAACATCATTGAGCACGATGTCATCAAGACTGAGATGGCGAAGGTCACTGATCTGATCTTCGACCATCTCAAGGATCATTATGGTCCGTTCAGCTCATTCGCTGGTCTTGACAGCAACCGTCCTCTTGAAGATACTGTCTTCACTAAAGACGGTGCTAACATCATCCGTGCCATGGAATTCATAAGTCCTCAGGAAGACTGGGTACGTAGAGCTGTGTCTTATATCGGCAACCGAATTGAAAAAGCTGCTGGTGACGGAACGACTTCCTCAATGATGTTCACATGCGGTATGCTTAAGCACATGAGTGCTGGCATAGATCAGTTTAGACCTTTGAGTTATGGACAGCTTAGACGGGCTTATGATGAGCTAGTCGAGGACGTCCGTAAAGGGTTTAAGGGATACACGATGTCGGCTAAAAAGGACGACAAATACATACCAGAATTGGTTTATCGTCTAGCCTGGATGCAGGCGTACACATCGTCTCATGGCGATACCGAATTGGCAGATGCTGTTGCCAAGATGTTTAAGGTGTCTCCGCCGTCTATGTGGTCTAAGATCAACTTCGGTCGTAGGCGTTTTGAGAGTGAAAATAGGTTCGACATCATCGTGTCTAAACATCAGTACGAAATGGAAGCTGATATTTGGAATAAGAGCGTTTATAACGCTGATGGCGGAGAAGCTTTAGAGATGAAGAATGCAACACTCGTTGTTATCAATGACTGTGTTGCATGTAGCGATGTGCACTGGGATGAAGTTACTACTGCGATAGCTGAATCTACAAGAGAAGCTCCTGTAGTTATTCTTTGCCATTCTGGTATAGATACAACGACGTGGGGAGAACTCACTCACTTTGCAACTCGTAAAGAAGAGAAGTTCAAGAACTGCTACTTCACTGTGTTCTACACCAAGCCTGTCCACTCGATGATCAACGACTTCACTGCACTTCAAGCGATAGGTGGAGCTGATGTGTCAGAGTATACCTCTGGTAATGTTAACGGCGACATGACTGGCCGACCATACATCATCAAAGGAGTCGATGTCTACCACAAGGGAGAGAAGCTTGAGTTGGACAAGCTTTACGTCGACGAACGTCCTGATACAGATGTAATTCGTGATAGGCCTCAGTTGACTGATACGACTCTTCCGTTCTTTTCTGAATTCGCAGAATCTATTCAGAAGAGGATAGAAGGTCTTGAGCAGTTCGATGATACACGTCAGGTTCAGCGCGAGAGACTAAGTCTGGAACGTATTTATAACAAACTTAGGTATGACAAGACGTATACTGTCCTTATCGGTGGCAATACGTTTGACAACCTTGCTATGTTCGACGTTCTTGACGATGTACTTCGTGCGACTATACGTGGTCTTGAGAATGGCATTACCATCAGTAACAACAAAGCTCTCTACAACGTCGTCAAGGATTTGATGATAGAGTATGCTGACAGGTTGATTGCAGATCTAACTGTAGTCGACAAAAAGATTACATCTATCAAGAAGTGGTTGTGTGAGTCTATCATGCATACTCTAGAGATGTTCTCTTATGTCGTGCTCAAGATGCTTTATCCTAAGGGACGTGAAGGCATTGAAGGTGAAGAGGCATTGTCTTTCTGGAAGAGATTGCTAAGTATGCAGTTCTTCCAAGATACTAATATCCTAAATGCTGGATATCCTGAGAGTGATAAGATCAACCAGTATTATCTAGTCAATCCTGAAATCGGTAAACTCTTTACTGAGTCTGAGATTCTAGACTGGCATAACTGGTGGTTTAATAACTCCGTTGACATACTAAACTTCGATAGCACTAAGTGGTGGCGCAAACAGAGTCTGCGCGGTGTTGATAAGACTCTGGGATATGCTATAGACCACTTTACGCTCAATGACTATGACATGTCTGGTATCATTGTCCAGCCGGCCAATGCAGATATAGTTATGCTAGAGCGTTTTGGTGAGATAGCTCTGAGGTTCATTCTAACTGAGCGCGTCATCGTAAGTGGAGGCGCGTTTGTCAACGATAAGGATAAGAAGCAATGATTACCACTATCAACAACATCCTTCTGCAGATCAACATAGAAGTCACATTTAAGCTTAACAGTCTAACTGATAAGCAGACGTATCGTGGAAGGATTATCGGTATCGGTGGTTACGATATCGCGTGCGTGTACCATGATGTAGTTGCTCCTCACAACAACATGGAAAGCAATGTTGCTCAGATGGAGCCTGCTGCTCTGACGTATTTAATCCTTAAGTGCGATGACGGTATGATACGTCCGTTCGCAACTGCATGGATTAAGGAGAAGACGTTTGACCGTACTGACAATGTGACAGATATGCAGATCATCTGTCACAATTTGTCTGAGATGAAGAAGGCTGAGATACTCACGTATCTTCGTGACTACTACTGTCCTGTTACAGTCGTTTCGTAAAAGAACATACACTGTAGGGAGTGGGTCGAGCCCACTCCCTACAGGTAGTATTTTATTTCAGGTACTTTTCGCACACCTTGACATAGATGTCTCTCAGCTTAACACCGGCATTCATGGTGTTAACCATTTCAGAAGCCATTTTGGTCATAAGAGCTATTGTCTCAGATACATAGCGAGCCTGAAGCTGTAGTGCCCTTCCTAGCGCAGGATCTACAGGAACAGTAACATGCTTAGTCTCTGCTTTACCACCTGACATAGCATACGCTTTGAGATCATCAAGCACTAGTGTAATACAATCACACGTATACTTGAGGAATGTGTTGGCAGTTTCAACCGTAGAGTTGATAGCTACGCACAACCCTTCTTCACGATAGAACGCTTCGCAGAATACACCATCGAACTGTTCTACTGTTGTGTAGGTCGTCTCATAGTCAACATCATCGACTACATCCTGAAGCGGCTTAATAGACACAGCGCTAGCACCACGGCCTCCGTCAACGAGACCAATACCGGCCTTGTTCATCATATCACGGAACCCAGATGGGTTCTTCATGACAGTAAATCCGCCCTTGAATCCACTTGTGGACATGTTGGCGAACTCATTGACCTGAGCTTGATCTCTGCTAAGGAATTCTTTGAACTTAGTCATGATCGGATTTTCAGGATCCTTGCCGGACTGCGCTATCTCTAGAAGTGCTCTGCTAACCAGCTGACTATCTGTGACATTTTTCTTGTCAACAGCCTGTAGACCGAGGATGTCAATGATGCCGTTATTGAAGAATGCTGCAATGACGCGGAACACCGACGCACGTTCAATGATGCCGCGCATGTCTAGACCCTTTCCGCCGCGTCCGCCTTCTTCATTAAGCGTCTTGCCTAAGATCTTTAGGATCTCAGGAAGGTCTTCCTTACCCTGAAGAGCACGCATGAGATAACGCATCCTATCTGCTGTGTAGCCTTTCATGCGGTAGACCATGAGGACTCTCTTTAGCCAGCTGCATAATCTTCCAACAGCATCGACTATCCATTTCCAGATGCGTTTAATAACATCCCAGATAGCACCGAGGATACCTTCCATGCAGACTTCACACTTGTCTGCATCTGTACCGACAAGATTAACAAGATCCACATTGATTGCATCAAGGAATCTGTTATCCTTGTTGACCATGTCCAGCCATTCCTGAGAGAATCCATTATTCTCTAGAGAAACCTGGACTGTCTGTAGATCTCCGTAGAATCTCATTAGAGCTTCGCCTGTTAGACTAATCTCATTGAGAGCTTCTTTAGCAGCTGCAGCTGCCTGTGTCTCTTCGACTAGATTTCCTACGCGCCCTGCTAGGACATTTGCCTGACGCATCATCCCGTCAAGAGATGATTGAATTGCGAGTTTCATTATTTACCCTTCTTTGCGAGTTGTTCAAGTTTGTATCCGAAGAACGAAACCATATTGTTGTTGACTTTCTGTAGATCTTCGATGACTTCTTCTATTTCAGCATCGACTCTACCATTGACAAGCCAACGAATAAATGATGCTACACCGAGCATTTTCGTAAATACGCGGTATCTCTTTACCTGACGATCGAAATACTTGTCGTGAGCAGACATTGCGTTGATTGCTCTAGCAATCCTTTCGATGTCGTTAACGTATTTAGTAACATACTCAGCAGATGCACCGTGAGCTTTGAGTTCCTTAATGGTTAGTCTTAAGATCTCTTTGTATCTTTCCGTATTTGGTGGATACATGCGGAAATCAGGATCGCTGTAGAACTTGTGAGCGGCATGCGAGATACACAGTCTCTGAACAAGTGATAACTTAGACATGTCAGCCTCTGCTCTCCTAATGATCTCTATGTCCTTAGATGACTTGCCGATCATTAGGTAGAACTTATCAGTCTTGGTCATGCCTTCAACTAGTTCAGGTCCGTAGCCGTGAGTAAATGCATACTCGTCAGCTTTGCGTTCCTGCCAAGTCCACATGCGTTCATTAGAAGGAAGATCCCCGTACTTAACCTGCTTACCATCAGATCCTCTTAGGAACATTCCAGATGGATCACAGATTAGTATATCGAAAGCTTTAGTGAAAATGTCTGCCAGTAGAGAGAAGGATGCATCCTTAAGACCTTTAGCCATCATAGCTTTACCCTTTTCAGCAGCATTGCTAGTTGACAGAAGATCTTTCTCTGCTTGGTTAGCTACTTTGATAAGAGCAGCTGCATCCTTTGTGTACCCCGCCTTGAGTCCAACTTCTCCAGCTTTCTTACCAAGTTCAATAGCCTTATCTGTAGTGAGACTTCTTCCAAAGGCTCTCTCAAGAGCATCAAAGGAAGAGATTTGAGCGTACATATCTGCAGCATGTTCAATCAATGTTAGAGAATGCCCAATCTCGTGGAGTACGATGGCAGTGATCTCTCTAGCAGTAAGATTATCTATACCTGCATTCTTTGGAAGGAAATCCTTCATCATGAATCCAAGAGACAAGTCGAACCCGATTGCTACTCTGACAAGTCTCTTAACAGCTTCCCTATCTACTTTCTTAATGATGCCTTTGGTGACATCATAGGTGCTTGCCAGCTTGATAAGCTGATCGACAGTGAATTCATCCTTATTGGCTTCCCCCATGAGAAGCATGTCGTTAAGAATGGTATCTGCCTGACCATTAAGAGAGTTAACTATTTGAGCAGTGCCTCTAGCAGTGATTTCATCTGTGCTCTGGATACAAGTCCATGTACAGAAGCAAGATTCGAAGTATGGCTTAAACCAAATCTCTTCTATATTCAACCCAGTGTGTTTCCACACAGTCTGCATGAATCTCTTAGCAGTGTTCTTATAGAAGAATTCTGTTAGAAGTTTAGTCTTGTTATTGAAGGAAATCGTTCCATTAAGGTTCTTATCCCTATAGTCGATAACCTCCTGCCAGAGTGCATCCAACTCAGCGCCTAAGCGCGAGTTGGTAACTGCATGCATGGCTTCAGTTCCGAGTGAAAGCATAAAATTCCTCTTATTGCATTTAAGGTTAAAATGAGCTATAGCATTGTCTAAATACGCAGGTATTTATACAGTTTTGAACCGGATATTTGGCAACCAGTCCTACCCATCAGAAACAAAAAAGTAAGGTACCCTCCCTGGCGCATCTGCGCCAGGGAGGGTTGTGCGACTCAACGGAAGTTTTCTACGCATGACAGTAGCACTGATACTCATCGGCACGTGGTGCATCCACGATTAGTGAGCTTAGAACTGCAGTCATGTTTGTCAAGGATGCGAATAGCATCATCGTAGTTTCCTCCGTTTCGTTTTAGTTTCATTGCGGCTTTACTAACTGCTACCTGCAGTGCCGACTTACATTGTGGTAATATATATTCAAACGTAATTGAAATACATTTTACCATCCATAGTCTTCTACCGCATCTGAAGGATCTTTACCGTTGGCTATGCAGTCTGCATCATGTGCGATCTTGCCCATGATCCTATCCATGAATGTTAGACGATCGCTTACAACCTCAAGAGCATTCTTGGTGATCTGAAGAACCTTGGTCTTGACAGTTAGTTCTGCCTGGACCTTTGATAGATCAGATTCATCTGCTCCATTGGCTATCTGCTTATTCATCTTACGCTTTAGATCAGCGATAGTTGTCTCTAGCTTAGAAGCCATCTTCTTCAACTTGACAATGTTTCCAGTGCAGTCTATGTACATTCTAGCACTGACATCACACACTGGAGCTAGCCATCCAAGTGTTTTGTAAGATCCTGAATTCAGCTTGACTTTAATTAGGGTGTCATCAAGCTGATTATCAGAGAACTTAAATCCGCACAGAGAAGACTGTGTCGTCATGATGTTATCCGCGGCTGCAGCAGATGCAACATCATTGATCTGTAGAAGTAGTTTAGTGATGTTGTTAGTAGAGCTACAGATGAGTTGGAAGTCTTCAGGTGAGATAGTCTCGGCATTGAACGCTTCAAACTTCTGGACAGAATCCATAGAAGCTCTCATTATGGCTATACGCTGCCGATACTTAACAGCCTGAGCAGCTGCTCTGTACTGAGCACTGAATATCCACCGTAGACAATGCATTACTGCATCGTACAGTCTGCAGAGAAGCCTCCACAGCTCATAGACAACAGTCTTAACTACCGTATATGCAGTGCCTATCCACTCCTCGGATCTCTCAATGTGAACACAGTCACACTGATACTCCTTGCAGATCGACTCGTACTCACAGATGTAGTCCATAACCTCTTCAGGTATTTTGTCCTGCATCTTGTACTGAGACGAAATGCGTCTGGTTAGATCCAACCCGTGGTTGATAGAGTTGACTAAGTCGTCTACAACAACGCCACAGGAGGCCAATTCAGCCTGGATAGATCTCATCCTTGCTTGATTTAGCTTATTCATGGTCAGGACCTCCTTTGTTGTCGCTCTTCTGAATCTCAATGATTCTCTTGAGTTGCTTTTCAGCCCAGAGAGACCACTGGTACTCACCCCAGATAAATCCTAGAACATCGCAGTTAGCATGTTTAGGACACAGCTGGTCTATAGCAGCTAAAGCCCATTCAGGACCCCAACCGTCTCTAAATCCAGATATGAATGAATCATTAAGACACAGTGCAGCAGCAGGGGTCAGCCTCTTTAGCTGACGAGCTCTTCTGAACACTATGTCACTCTGACGATCGTTAGATGAGCTAGCATCTTTACCAGAACTCTCTGCATTCTCTGCAAAGATGTACTGATACAGATTACTGATATCTGGTTTGTGACTGTCACTGCTGTAGCACCTACCGCCAAACGAATCAATGATTGTAAGAAGAGTGTCTGCTGCTAGACAGAATACTTCCTTGTACATATTGAATCCGCCGATATCGTTGGCAGGTATCGTGTCGGCTAACAGTCTATATATCCACTGTGTGTCGCTGCGGATCTTGCGAATATGACTCATGAATCTACCATCTACGACTTCAAGACTGACTCGAGCATCTGATTTATTGTATTTGCTCGGATCGTACATAGTCGTTGGATATTTGTTCCAATCCCTATCCCAACCATCCATAACAGCATCAGCTGTTATAGTAGCATTGAGAGCCTTAAGATTAGATATCACAGTTCCTATCTCAGTAGAAGACGGATAGGACAGTACAGCCCTAAACACATTAGGGTTGGTTGCCATACCACGTTCTATGTTGTAGATCTGTTCTGTGACAGTTTCATTTATGGCTCTGATGAACAGTGTAAGTCTGTACTTCAGATAGCGATGAGCCATCTTGTACATTTCCTTTGGGAATATGATTTTACCGTTAACATCTCCAAAGCATCCATCTTCACATTCACATACTGGATCACCCCATGAGTTAGGTCTCATGTAGTCGTAGTGTTTCCACATGTGCTGTGAGCCTTCTGTACGCTGAACGAACTTGTTAAGAAGATGAGCCTGTGTAGTGGCGATCACCCAGATCGCCACTACATCAGGTGTCGTTGCCAGAGTTAAGTGCTTAAGTAGGTTGGTCCACGTGAACACACGGTACACGTCACCGGACCCCATAAGAGCTTTGTATTCAAGAGAATACGCTCTAGCGTTGCATCTATCTTCAAGGTCGCGCAGCTGGCGGTAATAACCGGTTATAGCTGAACTTCCGAACATAGATTAATCCTCGTTGTAATACTTGTCAAGGTACTGGTCCATACGAGCAATCTGATCGTTGTAGTTCTTGATGACCTGAACGATCTTCTTGTAGCGAGGACTCTCAGGGTTCTCACCATCTAGCTCCATCTGCAGGAACTCAACACGAGCTTTGTTTTGCTCGCGAAGAGATCTGATTAGACGAGCCACCCAGTCGAACATATCTGTCCAACGATCTCCGATCCAACGGAAGATGGCGAGACCACGGCAACCGCGTTTGACATCCTCTTCGTTGACTCCTCCACCGATCTTGGCGAACTTGGAGGACGACTGGTTGTCAGTCGTGAGAACACAGACATCGTCACCAGACTGCTTATAGCGCAGAACTCCAGCAGTGAATGTCTTGCCAAGTTTACCATTGATCATGCGGACGCAGATGCTAGCGATATCGTCAGCCTTGTCCAGAAGGAATGCCTTCTGATACTTGGCTAGAGCGAACTCGTCAGGCTTCTTGTCGGCCATGACCGCAGAGATAAGACACTTGCTGTAGTTAGCTAGTGTCTCGGCGGAGTCAATCACTCCGTAGATCGCAACGTGGGAGATCTTGGTGTTGTAAAGATTGAAGTTCTTGTCAACGAAGAGCTTGTCGACATTAGCCGACACTTCTTCCAGAATACCGACGGTAGCCTGCATGGACTCGACTATTGCTCCGAAGTATCCAGATTCCTGGCGAAGCTTAGCTGCCCCAACAAGCCCCTTGTCAAGTTTATTCCAAACCTGAACCAAGAAACTCTGAGAAGCTGCTTTACGGGAAGCCATTAGGTTGGACTGAAGCTTAGCAAGAAGTGGTCCGCAGTCAGTAAAGAACTGGAGCTGGGACCGGATCATGCTTGCTGCATTGGACATGTAATCAAGGAGTTGATCCTTGGACATGTTCTTAGCAGCTGTTCCATTCTTGACGGCATCACTAACTTTGGAGTCAAGTTTATTAAGTGCATTACTCATGATTCATATTCCCTTCTATTAGAAACGAGGGGCAGAACCAGAAGCGAGGATGGTCATGAGCGTCTTGAGATCGACGGCATCCTTGTCTCCATTCTTGCCAACCGAATCCTTGATGTGATCGATGGAATAGTTGCCAGCGTGGTTGATACCATTTAGGAACAGATCTACCGTTCCGTAGTTGGGATCGAACACGACCATCATCATGCACATGGCTGTGGACATGATGTTCTGACGAATCTTGTAGTTGCGATAGTCGAGACCTTCGTCCTTCATAAGACGATCTATCGTCTTACGAGACACTACAATGATCGACGAAGCTGCATTGTGGTTAGCAGTGCCGTTGAGAGGATTGTAGTTGTTGGCCTCACGAGCAAGCTGATTCCTGCGGTTGTCTTCGATTTCACGAAGTATACCTGTCTTGTCGGCCTTGAGAGCTTTACGACGCTTGCGAACTAGATCGCACTCGAAGATGAAATCTTTCCAGAAGCGAATCTCACCGGCTTTCCACTTCGCCCAACGAGAGAAGAACGTCGGCTTATAGGTAGAGTTGATGAATTGCTCCATCACTGTTGTAGGAATGGTGTAGGGAAGAACCTGTACATAGAAGTACAGAGGAACCTTGGCACCATTCTCACCAGTGATGTTGACTTCAAGAAGACGGCCGGAGTAAAGAGTAGGATCGCTCTTGATATCCTTAACGGTTAGCTCACGATTGTCCTTGGTAACTTTCTCCTTCTCTTCTTCAGAGTTGTCCTCAAGAGCTACGGAGATCTTGACATTCTTATCGCCGAACTCTTCACTGATGATGTCAATGAAATTATGGAAGTCTTCTGTCGAAATGGAAGCGGCCAACTGACGAACCGTACGACCACCAGAAATCACATCATTCAAACCAATGCTCGTAAGAACGAATCCTCCAAGCATCTGATTGACGAACTTCATGATGTTCGTGATACCATCTTCACGAGCTATCGTATCTTCGATGTAAGCCCGAGAGATGATCATCGTCTTTTTCGAGTACTCCGTGAGGGACGAAGTCGTCCTATCTTTGAGATCACGGATTACATTCATCAGGTCGGTAACCGTTCCGACTGTAGATGTAACAGACATAGTTTGATCCTTCGTTTTATTGATATAAATAAGGTGGAAACTATAGTATAGTTTTTCTAAAATAGCCCTTATTTGGCACACATTTGTGTGGGATTTGGGTCTTATTACAAGGAGGCTGATTATGGGACTTGGTGATATGATAAGTGGAGCCGGAGACGCTATCAGTTCCGGTGTGTCCAAGCTCAAAGATTGGCTTGGAGGTGATGAAAAAGCTGGTGCTGAAAAAGATCCTTGGGCCGGTCTAGGTCGACCATTCGTTGAGAAGAAGGATATTGTAAAACTTGATACCGAAGATAGTTCGTTGGGCACCAGAACTGTACCTGAACCACGAAAAGGACATGGCGTACGAGAAGAAGGCTCTGATGCCCAAGGAAATAAATTGTGGCACAGAGAAGCCCAGACAACTACTTCTAATTGGCAGAATTTTGGGCCTAGAAAAATGGGAGAAGCTCGTGATCTTCCTCATTTGGACACAACCAATGAAGAAAGCGATGCTGTAAGGACTGTACCTGAAGATAGACCTAGTCATAGAACAAGACCAGAGGGTCTAGTCGGAGAAGACGGGAAGTTAATGTGGCGTAGAAGAGAGGAAAAGTCTGGAAAAGATGTAGATCCAGATAAATACAAACTAATCAAACTTCCTCCTGACGATCCGTCTCCTGTAACTGAATATATATCTGTCGGAGGAGTCAGATACAAATATCAATACGCCAAACCTAAGGCAAAAGATGTGGCGGCTGCTGTTGAAGCCGAGTATGACGGATCAATTCCTTACAGAAACTTATATCAGAAAGCGTATTCTGATATACTTGCAAAAAATCGTAAAGCTGCTAGAGATAAAGCTATAGTCGTTTTAACATCTTTTGCTAAAGAATTTGAGGACGCTAAAGCTGAGCCAGGTATTTCCAGAAGAATTGATGTTAATGTTACAATGGACACAGCCGAAGGTAATTTTGATGTGGTTAGTCCTGTTAAAACTGGAGATGGTGGAAAGCTTACAATAACTCCGAAGAATGAGCATGAGCATTCTCTATCAGATTTGGATCCTTATCGTCATGCTGTTTTTAAAAGTAACTCTGATGTAACTGAAGACTACCTTTCTCTTGCGGATTTCGTAGAACGATTGATGCTTGAAGACTATGAATGGCGACGCAAAAATAGACACACAAAAGAACATAAGTCTGCCGAAGATACAAAAGCGATTCTTAAGCGGATGGGGAGATCTTTAGGGTTTAGCGAGGATGATGTTGCCAATTATAGTAAAGCTTTAGATGCAGTTGCTGACGCTAAGAGACCTACGAAAGTAGACGTTCCGATATCAGGGAAAGAGTTTAGGCCCGGAACGTTTGGTAGAGGAATTAACTACACACCAGGCGGTTCATCAGAAGTAGTAAACGAGACAGGTCATGAGCTCGCTTTAAGATTTGCCGGGTTTGGTGACATAAATGTCGCACAATATCAGTTCTTTCACAATTTCAACATCTTTAACAAGTCATTTACTCCAGGCGGGGCACGTGAACTAAAAGGATTTACATTTATAACAAGACCCCACTTAAATCTTACAAATAGAAATCTAGCACACATTTCAAGATTCACACATCTCCTCCAAGCGGATAACACTAGTGTGTCTATGTACATAAGGCAAATGCTTGATACTAGTTATGCCACGAAGTATGGTGGAGTTGGAGGGTCAAAGTTTTGTCCGTTGCTAGACACCAAAAATCCATTCAACGTTCTTCTGTGCAATGCTCTTGTATCTATCAATGGGTTTCCTGATCCGGATCTCGCAATAGAATCCACATCTGGAGGATTCTTCTCTGAGCAGCAGACCAACGTAATTGGATACAACAGACTTGCAAAAGGTCAGGACTTACAACTAGAATTTAAGGACTACGAAGGCGGAATTGTTCTAGCCATGCATGACGTCTGGTGTCAGTATGCTGGATATATTGCGGACGGACAAATGATGCAGTATCTCGACGACATAGAAGATAACATTATGGGATATACTGTATCTATTTATAGATTCGTGACAGACCACACCGGAAGGTTCATCACTAGATGGGCTAAAGCAACAGGATGCTACCCTAAGTTGTATCCTACAGGAACTCCGTTTAATGTAAATGATGGAGAGCAGGTTCTTTCTGCAGTCAAGAGATTCACTGTTCCATATTGGGCTCACCATTTTGATTATAACAATCCGGAAATTCTTATGGATTTTAATGAATTGGTAAAGAGATATTGCCCTGAGATACAAGACTATTCCAAGAGAAGACCGGTGCGTCCTAGTATCATTAATAATAATTTGATGGGTATACCGTATGTGGAAGAACGAAGTGGTAGATTTGAATTGGTGTTCAAGGCGGAGCTTGAGCCAACATTCCAGAACGACTACAATCGTAAAGCCACACTCGTAGGCGATGGTTTAGATACATTCCATTCATTTGGAACAACAACTTAATCGTTACGGAGATAAAATGACAAACACGAAACTTGATGATTGGGCACTTGAAGGGATTAAAACCCCTCAAGTGCTCCAAAGTTACATACTAGATAAGTTTTCAGAAGCTTCTGAAGGTAAGTTTGTGGTTACAGATCCTAATAACGTTGCAGCGTTCTTAATCGAGGCATTTGCAACTATGGGGTCTAATATCCTTAGGCGTGTGGATGATAGCGTTCAGCCGGCTATTTATCCTAGCAGGGCTATAAGCACCTCTGACCTATATAAGCATTTGTCAGACTATGATTACGTTGGCATCTTCTCGTATCCTGCTCAGGCTACGATTATGATGATCTTCGACGTGTCATATTTGATGACGAACGGTGTACCAGTTGATTCCGGAACATCTTCTTCTGTGAGACAGTTGATTATTCCTGAAACGACTCAGTTTACTGTTGGTCAGTACAGGTTTGGGTTGTATTATCCTATCAAACTAAGAGTGTCTCCAAATACTCGCATGTTTGTAGCTGAGTATGACACGACCAAGACTAATCCTCTAAAGGTTCTGTCGACAAATACACTAGAATACGAACTGCATAAGAGCAACGGTCTTACGTATGCGTTTGTGAAGATACCTGTATATCAGTTCTCTACTGCTACAACTGTCGAGCCTCTTGTGAACGGATCGGGATATCGTAGAGTCATTGATTATACAGATAAGTTTTATGCCATTAAGTGCATGGCTGAGACATACGTAGATGGAGAAGGCTGGGCGACAAGAGAGCTTGCTCTTTCTATGTCTGGAAGAGTATACGATCCTGATGTGCCTACTGCTGTATTTACTGTCGATGCCGATAACAATCAGTGCATAGTAGAGATTCCGTATGTGTACTTTACCAAGGGTATCATTCGTGGTAATCTGAGAGTTGACATATATACAACTCGAGGATATCTAAACTACACTGTTCCGGCTGATACATCTGACTTTGTGACTATCGACATGTTCGCTACAGCTCTTGATAGCGATATAGCCAAGTTCGTTGAGCCGTTCAGAACAATGCCCGGTCTCGAAGCACATCCTTACACGGAGCAGATAACAGGCGGATCTAATGGTTACTCTTATGAAGAGCTCCGTAGACGTATCGTTAACGACTCTTTTGGAATGAAAGTTCTTCAGACACCTAAGGATGTCGAGACATATTTCGCAAATGAAGGATACGTTGTATCTCTGTACAAAGACGGAATAACAGATCGTGTGTATAATGCCCATGCGACTCTTCGTTGGACAGATAATTCAATTGTAGCATGTGCTTCGATAGACACACTGATTACCAATGAGACACTGAATTCATCTAAGTCAGTGATAAATGTTTTAGAAGACACATACACGATCCTTCCATCAACAAGATATAGGTTGGATGTTAATAGCGGACTGTGTATACCCCTCACCGACACTGAACTTCAGGAACTCAATGATCTTGAGTTAGTAGATCGTGTTAAAGCATTTAACAACAATGAATACACTATCTGCCCTTTCCACATTCAGGTATCAACTGCAGCGAAGTATCCTACAACCGCTGTGTTCGATCTGACAGATGCTGATATTGATTCAAATGTGTTTCTTACATCAAGAGAAAACGTTGACAAGTCATTATCTGTAAGTTCGGCTGTAATGGAAGTAGTTCCTATGGACTATACCGGTAATAAAGACATGGTTACCGATAAGTACAGAATGACTATCAATGTTACAAGGTCTGGTCTTGACAGTACAACCGCTGTAATGCTAGATGAAGGTGTAGAGGGCGTTAAGCAGTTTAGAGTTCTAGTTGGCGTCAAGAAGCTTGATGGGAGTTTTGCATTCGCTGAGGCTAACTATGTGAATCGCGTTAACAATGTCGATGTGTTCCAGATGGACATATCTGCAACAGCTGCATTCACACAAGTTGGTGATGAGTACGCCGTAAGACTCAAGACTCCATTCACTACTGCAGAAGAGGGTGTTGATGTACTCCTTAATTCTGAAGTAAGAATCGTTTTGCTTCTTAGGAAACTTCTGTTCTCGGATAATGTTGTACTAACTCAAGACTACCTGTCTTCTGATTTCACTAATAGTGGACTAGAAGATCTTCCGATGTTCTCAGCTGTATGTGAGAATAGACTAGTTGTTCATTTTGGAAAATTGGTGAATGAACTAGACGCTCGCATGTCTTTGATGTACAGTGAAGAAAAGTATCGTGAATATGAAACTACTCAGTTCAAAGTCCTTGAGCAGCCAATTTACGAAACTGATAACGATGGCGTGCCGATCGCTATTGTTAGTGAGGGTAATCTAAGGTTAACTGAAAAATACCCTGTAGGGACACTCGAAGCATTTACTCATACACTTCCTCAGGAGCAGATTACGCTATCTACACTGTTCTACACCAATCTACACGGATGTAGCTTTGTAGCAGATCCGGTAGCTGGTAATACAGGGATGCTAACAAGCGGAGTTCTGTATTACCAGTGGGGCCAGGACACAATTGATGCAATGGAAGGTGTCACAGCAACTGTGTACAATGCCCCAATTGTTCCTAAATTCTCAGTTACAGCTGCGACCATGGATAGCTCTGGAACTAATGACTGTATAGGAGATTATCTCCTGGCAGAAATACTTGACAATAATGGAGTTCCTAAAGCTAAATCTAGTTCATCTGAAGATAACAGATGGTACAGAGTGTTCAAAGACAAGAACGGAGATACAGAACATTATGAAGTTACTCCGATGGATGCCTTGCAGTTTGTAATAAATCATGCTTTATCCATTAAGAACAATGCATCATTAACCGTTATCGATGGTGTAGAGGAATATCACGTTCAGGAATCCGGCGGTAGCTATAACTACTATCTTCCTGGAGTTTATAATGGAAGCAACGATGGTAGCTACAAGACGAATCCTCTATCGAGCGTTGAAGCTCGTGAAGGTATGTTTGTGTTTGTTGTACATGATGCAACTGCTACATCTAGATCCAATTATGATAGTTTGAATGTGATCAAACTGTCTAATAAGTCTATATCAGGATCGGAAAATAATTCCAATTCTGAAGGCACTTTGGGTGGCACGCCATCTGCACTGTACTTCTATCACAACGGCGAATGGCATCTTGTAATGACATTCACCAGTAGCACTAACAATACAAACTCGTACGATTCGTCTGGACTTCATGGCGGAGTTCCAGCTTCTATTGAGTGGGCGAATCTTCGTCTAAACGAGCTTGAATCTGTAGTTGATAATGAGTACGAATTAGGCATTCGTCATGGGTATGTGTATCTAATACACAGAATAACTCCTACACAATTCGTTGAAGGACGTACGGATGTTGAGGACTATAATTGGGAGAATTCTCCAAGTTCAGTTATTAGCCCATTCCAATACGTTGCCTTCATGACAACAGATTCGAATGGGGTTCCAGTATTTACTGGACTTAACAGTGCAGATAGATTCATTCAGATAGATACTCTAAATACTCCGGCTGATCCTAGCAAGACGTATTACATTGAAGATTCGTCAACTGGATCATTCCTGGAAAGAACAGGTGTGTCTTCGTTTGAGGCTGGTGTTGCTTACTATGATAAAGCAACACTTCGTCCGTGGGACGCGTATGTTAACAAGTGGCCATGGGAAGTATCTGAGTGGAGAAAGTTAAATCGTGTAGCGGATACTACAACTGGTGCGTATGCTTATACGTACACAGTAGATAGCCTGTTTACAACGGTTATGGACAAATACAGACTGACTCCATACTGTAAGTACGTCGCAGGTCAGTATCGTTTGGATTCTAATGGCAAACCGTATGTAGAAACTCCTCGTCAAGTTCAGTATCTACTGAATATGCTTCAGATAGATGCGAAGTTGGCAGAAACAACAGTTGTTAAGAGTACAAGATCTTATCCTAGGAATCTTATTTCCTTGATGAGAACTCATTTTGCTAATCTTGGCAATATTAAGAATAGACTGTATACCAACACTAAGTTGTTCTTTGAACCAATGAAGTCAATTGGTTATGGTTTATTCTACACAGATGGTGAAACCACCACTGAATATCCACTAGATATCACCATGGGATTCAAACTTCATGTGTCTGCAGAAATTGCAAGCGATGATACAATGCTTGACAACCTTAGAAGGTCTGTTATAAGCATCATCGATGACCACATGGCTGAGGGCGGATGCAGTATGACGACCATAGCGGAACTCATTAAGCAGAATAACTCTGATAGTGTGAGGTACGTTGACGTCCTAGGTATCAACGGAAACCAGAAACTTCAGACGATGAGGTGTGTTGATCCTGAGGTAAGACCTCACTTAAAGCACACACTTGAGCTAGAGGATGACGGCATTACCATTACACTACAGCGTGGTTTGACGCTCGAGTTCGTGGTGGCAAATGAGTAGTTTCCTACCGTGTGAAGGTAACAAAAAAGATGATACCTAGGTGCACGGCTCGCGCCGTGCACCTAGGTTAGTCTTTTTCATCAATCTTCTCCTGAGGTTTGGTATTTCTTTGGAGGCTGACTAAGGTCAACTGCCACCATTGAAACACACACATTCTCTACGTGAAGATTTACCGCATCAGCCCAGCAATCTAGCACAGGAGTGAACTTTAGTTTGTCCAGTGCATCTTCTAGCTTATCGAAGGTATGAGCATCAGTAAGACGATCTACAAGTTTGTCTTCATAATTAATGTAGACTTTCTTTTTGGTGTCTTTCAGAGTCCCGCCTATGACGTATTTGCAAGAAGTATCGTCGAATCCAGATACTTCGTAAACTATAGCGTAACCGTTTTCATTAGGTAAACATTGCCCAACAAATCCTCTATGACCAAATCCTAAGATATATTTCCCGACTTCATTAGCAATAGCAGGTGAATTGAACATAGTAGCATCTGAGATAGACTCTACAAGAGAAAGTTTGACTTCTCCGTTTTCATCAAACTCTTGCCTCACGAACTTTGGAGCCTCATTTTCTTTTTCGAAAATGTAAGCATACCCAAAGAGCAATCGCTCGTTTAGTTCACTTGGCATCTATTTCCTCCTGTTCCTTTTGCGAGCTTTCTTGGCCGCTTTACGAGCCTTATCAGCTTGGCGTTTACGCTTGACCTCTATAAGAGATCTACTTGGTCCATGGTGAACTCCGAATGCGTCGTCGACCATTTCCATTGGGCTTCCCCAAGGCTGGAATGCAGTTGATGCCAATGCAGAGATCATCGCCAATTTAGTTAAGCCGTTTGAGCTCATAGTTTAAACCCATTCTACTCTAATCTTGGTAACGTAGTCGTTCTTCTTCTCTGCAGAAGTACTCTCTCCTACTTTGAATACTTTAGCTTCGGATTTCTTTTCTGACCATTTGCCGTTACCGCAGGCATACACCTTCTTATTGAAGATGTCTGTACCTGTAATAACGAATTTGCCTGTAATAGCCATGGTTAAGTCCTTTCTTTGTGAGGTGGTATTACACTAGTGTAATATATGCCCATTATTACACAGGGATTGATTTGTCGTAGACAGAGTTTGTAAAGTCAACCTTCTCTTTTCTCAAGAACTCAGAGATGTCTCTAACGGATTTACCACGCCAGTCCATCAAAGAGCTAGCAGAGTTTAAGATGCCAAGATTGACAGGAAGTTCGTCTACAAACTTCTCAGACTCGTGTTTTCTCCACTCTCCGTTCTGATCCTGTTGAGTGTTTCTGGTTATCCTGAAGATATATCCTCCACGCTTCCTGATCATTTCGGCTTCATTTGGGAAGCGAACGTCACTGATGAGAACTACAGCTTTAGGGCTCCAAACGTTTTGACGTGGCTCATCGCGAAGTTTGTATCCGTTCATGTAGTTGCCGTTATTAAGCTCATTGTTGAGCTCATCTATCTTCGAACTCAAGAAATCAACCCACACGTTTGGATGTAGATTGTTTCTAAACATTTCAGACCCTACAAGTTGCATGAATCTTCTTGGAGTAACTGGAACATTCTTTCCATTTGAATATTCAGTTAACCATGGATGAGCCCAATGCTCTTTACACGCCTGATCTGATAAAACTTGATCGCTGAATCCGAAGATTCCGGCTATCTGTCTGATAGGATCTGCGAACGCCATTTTCTTTCTCAAAACGTTGAGAGCTGCAAGCGAGTCTGCAAGAGCATTGACGGCAGAATCTTTTCCTGATTTTGCCGCTCCGCAGAACCCAATTACCATAATTTTTCTGTTGTCTAACATGACCAATTTCCTTTCATTATACGTATATTTACGAACTATTTTATGTTCAACATCCATTAATAAATAACATTATAACAAGGAGCTTTTATGCCCGGAGCAATAACGAAACGGCAGGTTCTTGCGATACTTGCCGTTTATGCTGTTACACGTGGCGTAATCGATGCGCTTAAACCTGTTGAAGATGATACCGCCGAATCGGCAGCCTTCGATAAGGTGGCGTTCGATGCCACGATGAGTGCTATAACATCCAAGGCCGAGAGCCTCACGGAAGGAGGCAAGTAATGGCTGATCTAACCAGTTTCCGTACTATGCTTGCAGATCGTGCAGCAGCCGATAAAGGGCTGCCGCATATCGCATTAAAGTGCTGTACTGATTTCGATATCGATCTTCAGAGGTTGATCAATGTTGACAACCGTCAGGAAGGTGAGTCAGATTCGCAGGTTGTGACTCGTTACATAGACGAGATCTGCGACGCTCTCACCAGCCCTGAATATGCCGGTATAGCTGAGAAGATCCAGTCAGTGATCACAGCATTCTCAGATCGTATTAAAGGAGCCAATGCATCCATCAATGACGTCCGCAGGACTGCTAAGCAGCTTGCAGAGGTCATGGAGAAAGGCAAGACTGAATATCTTGCTAAGGATCCGTACGTGGCAACACACCTCAATTTAACCAATGTGTCAGTAGACTTCCCTGTGTGGGAGTGGAACGGGCCCAAACTTCTCGGTGGTTCCACTTACATTAAGGAGAGAGTTGGGGGACAAATCGTTGCCAAGGGCATTGAGCCTCCTCAAGATTTTGACTACAGAGCGTTCGTTAATGGCTGCGAGAATATAGCCACTAAGACGACTCTTGAACCAGTAGATGCACAGCCAGAAGTTATCGAGAATGCAACTGATGCTATTGTCGATGCTCTTGGCGGAGAGTCTACCAAGGAAGAAGTTGCCGACGTTGTCAGCGTTCTCTTCGGTTCTAAGAGCGTTCGTGGATATGTTCTTAACCTGCAACGCATCATCGGGATGAGTCCCGCTGACCTGTTCGCTCGAGTTAAGGAATACGATCAGTTCATCTGCAAGTATTATCCTGTAGCGGAATCCATTACTGAAGGACATGTAACTCTTCCTGAGTCATGCGCTGAGAAGGTTAAAGAAAATGCCGAGAAGCTCCGCACACTGTGCGAGTTCATGGCGTACTTCGAAGCTATGGAGCGCGAGACAGTTTTCAAGTCGGCTATCCTTCTTCAGGGTGGTCTTCTGAACTCTGATGCTCAGGCTGAGTACACTGATGCAGGGGGCACTGCTCTAATGATAGCCCACTACCTCAGGTACATGTACAAAGACGATGTCAATAAAGTTCCTGCACGTGGTATCTCCGGCAAAGTGATCATTGAGTCGGCCGCTCACAATGAGAAAATTGTGAAGTCCGATATTAGCAATATCACAAGTCGCATTGCGATAGCTACGACCAGGGCCCGCAGTGAGGCATTCAGAACAGTTGCCCACCGCTATGTCTGCAACAAGATAGATCGTGAAAATGCTGATGCTACAAGTGGAGAGAAGTCCATTGCCATTGAGCGTTTCATGTCTGACACTGTGAAGAAGATCTCCGGTAGGATACTTCATCACGACATCGCCTTCCTTGATGCTGCCCTCATGCTCATCATCGAGCTGGACTACTCCGGTACGTTCGTTGAGCAGATGTACAACAAGCTAGGTACTGCGTACCTTGCTAAGATTAATTCTGCTGAGGATGGCAAGGTTTCCGAACTAGACCTCCAGGTTGCTGGTATGGAGGTCGTTGCTGAGATGATTAGCGGATTTATTGTTGACAAATTGGTCGACGCTTGCGTGTGCAAAGACGAGACCAACAAGTCCCCGATTGTCCCTGCTCAGTAACTCATACGTAGCCAGTAGGGTGCATCACACTACTGGCTACATCACTTTTTTAATAACGGAGAAATCATGAACCTATGTATTAAGAAACCTGGCATGTCTAGTGAGATAGTCACAGACAAGCTAGAGATGACAAGTATTGAGTGTGAAGCACTCGAGACCCTGTATGCTGCAGGGTTCCAGCTGGATAGTATTAGCAGAGTTATCGACAATGCTAACTTTGCTCTAGCGTGGCTGAACAGTGCAGATGATAAAAAGTCTGTAGTTGACATGCTTGAACTGGAGAAGTCCTGCGAAGGACTCATTGCCAAGATTGATGGTGAAATCACAGCAGAAGCTGCAGTTGAGGGAATCGGAGAAGCTCTAGGCAGAGCCTGGGAAGCTATCAAGTCCTGGCTTGAGAAACTGTTCACTGCTGTGTTTAATCTTATCGCAGCTATCTTTGGTGCTGATGGGATCAAAGATAACAAACAGAAGCTTACTGATCTGAAAGAGACGGCTCCTGATGCAGATATTCTTGCCAAGGCTGACCTTAAGGGATCCGGTGTAGATATCACAGCTGAGCTCATCAAAGGTCGTACAGCTCTTATAGCAGAACTACTTCCTCAGCTTCAGAAGAATGCTGAAGAACGTCTAGCTGCCGCTGAGGCTTACAAGAAGGATCTTCAGTCTCAGGTAGAGATGGCTCGTCTAGATGAGCGTGTTAAGGCACTCCAGACACTTGTAGATAAGTCTACTGAGCTTTCTACCAAGTACAATACTGCGATGGCTGAGCTAGCATCCAAGAACAGCACTGCTGTTAACAACAATAACAACAACATTCTTGCTGGTTTGACTCCTGCTATTCTTACAGGTTTCGCCGGAGCTTATGCTGGAGCGTTTGATCCTAGTGGTCCTGCGGCAAAGATTGCAGAAACAACTAAGAAGATCAAGAAGGTCACAGAAGAGATCGAAACTGAGACAAAGAAGCGTAAAAAGAAGCCTGAGACAGGAGATGGTGGCGGCACCACTCCAAAGCCTCCGGCACCAAATCCGAATCCCAATCCTCCTAAACCGCCTGCTCCGAATCCAAATCCCAACCCAAATCCGAAACCCCCTGCGCCTGCACCAGATCCTGTAACCAATCAGGCTCTTAAGGTTCTAGCAGATCTTGGAAAGACGACAGCGTCTGACTTCCGCATCATTAAGGCGGAAGATAAGTACGTTGACTCTGTTTGGGGTAAGATTAAGCGCGGTGCTGGATGGGTCTGTCGTAAAGGATGGGGTGGTAGAAACATTAAGGGTAACAAGGGGCTTCTTGCTGCTGCTCGCGAGCATAACAAGACTGCAACCAGAACTGTCATGCTTTGGGCATTGCGTCTGTATGTTATCGATGCCAATGAATCTACCATCGCTGATCTAGCTCAGAAGATTGGAACTGAGACAATGGTTATCAAGGCATTCATCACTGCCCTTAGAGCCACCGGTCTTAAGAAAACATTTGACACAGATAAAGGTGAATACCAGTGCACTGTGCCAGATGATGCTACAGCGAAGAAAATCGCTGCCGCACTTAAGATCAAACAGACCGATGTCGAGAATATCGTCAAGGAAGCCAATAAGCTCCCTGATCCTAAGGACTACAAGCCTGAAGAGCACTAACATCTCCAGTCAACCTACACCCGGAGTGATCCGGGTGTAGGTTGTTTATTATTTTTGACAAAAAAGATGGTGGCCAACTTAATAGTCAGCCACCACCACATCAGGCAGCAGCCTGAGTGATTGCAGCTCTCAGCACACTCAGAGTCCGATTCCACGACATGAGGAATTTTCTCATGAACGCAGTGATCTGTTCTTCATTGCACGAGGAGAAGTCCTTCAGGATATCAAACGAATTCCTGTAGAAGTTTTCATTGCCTGCATCAAACGTGATGTAGGTTCCATCGGCATACGTGTTCGTCAAGTCCGCGTATACTACATTGCCGTCATCATTCAAGTCGAATGCGACATGTGCAACGGAAAGTACCAGTGCTTCTTTCGGGGAGTCGATACGAAGGATGTACCTATGATCGGAGTCAAAGACTTCGTCTTCAAGGTATCCTATTTCGATACTCCACAGATTGTTGATCTGGATTGACAGTCCGCCTGCAGTGGCAGAGTTAAGCGGCACTATGCGAACATAGCCGGTCCCTTCTGGGAAGATGTTGTTGATTTCCTTAGACATTTGTCCAAGTGCATTATCGAACCGAGTTACGAGTTCTGTGTTTGTACTCATTTGCTTTTCCTTTCTTGTTGTTTGTGAACCTGTTCGTAAACCGATACTACTTAGGCTCTTGTTCATGCTTGTAATATATGCCTAAATAAGAGTTCAATTTTCCCATTTTATGACTTCTTTAAAGGAGAAACTTTTATGAAAAAACTAAGTATCGTATCACTAATCGGGCTCGCAGTTGTGTTCTGTGGATGCTCGCCTTGCGCTGGTTGCAAATCAACCGGTGATAATAACAAACCAGTTGCACCTGAGACTTATCAGGATGGCGGAGCCCAGAAGGGAGATCCACAGCTTCCTGAACAGAAACCATGGTGGAAGTTTTAATGAGGAGAGTGTGTCATGCTTAAATGGCTTATAAACCTATTTAGGTCTCAGGAAGCTATAGACAAAGAGACTATAGCTTCAATGAAAGGTAAGTACAAACTTGGATGCGTTGCAGTCCCTAAAGATTTTGGGACTCTTCCAAAACTTAGTTTTGGATCTACCAGGTTCCAGGCTCCTAAAACAGTAGACCTGAGGGACTACTGCACCCAGACTGAAAATCAGGGTGATAAACCCTATTGTGCCGCGTATACAGCCGCAGGTTTTGCTGAAAATATCCTTTGGCGCAAGAATGACTATATCACTCAGATAGATCCTGTCGCTATCTACAAGCGCGCTAAACAGATCGATGGTGATCCCTATGGTGAAGGTACTTCTCTCACAGCAGTCCTTCAAGTTCTGCTTGAAAAAGGATACTTCAGCTCAAAAGAGTGCAGGATTCAGGTAATTGATAATGTATCCGGATTCGATAACTCTATCAAGTATGCTATCCACAAGTTTGGTTGCTGCTTGTTAGCATGCAACATAACTGAGGAATGGTACCTGTGCGGTAAGAATAAGACATCCATAACAGGCAAGTCTTATAACAATTCGCTTGGTGGTCACGCTATTCTCTGCTGTGGGTATAACGAAGATGGGGTTATTATTCATAACTCCTGGGGTGAAGAGTGGGGTCAGTATGGATTCGCTCTTATTACGTGGAGTGCTTTAAGAGCTCAGTTCCTCTATGCTGCTGTTCTTAGTAATGCGCTAAACAACATGGCGATTAAGTGAGGGTTTATGGACAAAATTCTACTTCAAGATGTAGGATCTGAGATTATCTCGGATGCTACAGAAGCTATTCAGATTAGGGATGATATGGTTGAGCTCGGATTCTCGTCTAAAGCTATCGACTATGTCTGCGCGGATCTGAAGCAGGCTATAACCATCATTAGGAACAGTGGAATCAAGGGTTATATCTACATGGTTGACCATGATGACGCCATGGCCGATAGGTTTAATATTCCTAAGTACGAGGCGGGTCTTTCGGTTGAAGCGCTTAAGGAATGTGAAGATAGGCACCTTAATGCCGCCATAGAAGGCCTAGAGGAATATCTCACTAGGTTCGTTGAGTTAATTAAGACGATCATTGAAAAACTCAAATCCTGGTGCAAGACTATTCTTTCGTTCAGGAAGTTCCATCTGGATTATATCTCTAAGAACCTTGAGAGACTCTCCATGCTTCAGCCGGATACCAAGGTTAGTGGAGTAATGGGATATAAGGATGCTAACAAACTTCTTAGTGCGATTGAAGAAGTTCACAAGTATGTGAAGAGCATACCAAACAATCCTAACACTCAGGTTTCTCAGAATGGAAATCTTTTAAAGGTAATGACAGATCTTTGTCTGTCGTATGAACCTGGAGAAGACGGTACGTTCTATGTGAATAATGCTGTTGTAGGTATCTCTGAGAGGTATCCTATTAAAGAGTTGTGCACACTTACTGAAGCTGGATGGTCTGCATCTAGCGCTAAAGACTTCGCTAAGAAGTTAACACAGCAGGATTCGCAGAAGCAGTTCAATGAGATCATTGCAACTGCTGAACGTCACGGTAAGTACGTATCTGAGTTCCAGATTGATGTTGTCAAACAGGCGAAGGAACCCAAACGTGACAGCACAGCTGCTGCTATGGTTAGATCCCATGGTTCTGTGGTGCGCATGCTTAGTAAGTTTGCTACTGTAGAACACCAGGCAGTTCTGCATTGCTGCAAGACTGTCAGAGGACTGATATCGGTAACACCTCCAATGAAATAAAATACCCTCCTAGGAGACTCGGCTATAGCCGAGTCTCCTAGGTTGAGTTATTGCCCTGTAAGTGCGCAGAAAATCTTCTTTATGAAATCCCATCCGAAATAAGTTACTGTTCCTACTGCAGCACTTATAGCAGCTGTGACTCCGTGTCTGAACTTCTTATGTTCGTTGGACTCTTCATTAAGAGCGTCTATTTCTTTCTGGGCAGACTTCCAAAGAGAATCCACTTTCTTTACATATTTGTTAAGCTCAAGTAAATTCTTCTTGTTGATAGCCAAACTACTTCCGTGCTTGTTGATCTTATCCTCACACTCAGCTACTCTCTGATGCATACCTGTCACAGTATGAACTATGAGCTGAATATGATCCATAGTACTGCCTATTAAGGTAGTTATACGACAGAGTCTGGAATTGCAGTTGTCATCCCATTTGGTTATAGACCCTTTAAGCTCGTCTATCTCTTTTTGTAGACCGTCACACTTATCGGTTAGAGATTTCTTGACTTGCTCTATCTTCTTAGATAGCTCGTCAAGCTCATCTCTAGGAGTGGGCTGTGGGGTATCACTCACGGCTTACCTCCTTGTTAATTACTTGGCTTTAGCGTACAGAGTGTTCACGCACAGGACGTAGTTGTGTTCTAAAGCCATTTGACGAGTGGCTGCCATACCGTAGGCATTGTATATCAATGCGATGTCCTTAGCAACCGTGGAAATGTTGTTGATGTCTTTGGCAGTGACGGGAGGATTGTCTACATCTATTACAGAAGTGATAGATTTAAGAAGTTTCTCCATTTCGTCAATAGACTTAGTTATACCATTTACGTCCTGCAGACGATACTCATTTGCAATAAGTGTGTTGCGGACTTCAACCCACTCCTCTATTGTAAGGAATGCTCTGTCAAATGAAATCTTGGTCATCTTGGGGCCACTGAACTGTCCCATGCAGAGATCGATTGCGGGCTTAGCTGTCTTAACTATGCCCTCTACAAGGTTAGCAGTAGTGTCAGCCTGATCTGGAAGCTTGTCGTCTCCAGAATTAAGCGAGTTCATTATCTCACGGAACGAGATAAGCACCAACTTTCCAGTGTTTACAGCGTTAAGCTTCATGTAGACGGCAATAAGAGAATCTACTGCTTTCTTATAGGTATCCTTCATGTTGGACGGGCAGTCTACCATAACCTCAACAAGTTTCTCATAAGGGAGCTTATCGACAATGCGGGTCTTCATCGTATTAGATGCATAGAACTCGTGTAGTTCGCTTCTCTTAAGAGATTTGGTGAATCTGGTCATGTTAGTTCCGAAGGTCTTAAATAGCCCGCCTATACCGTCGCAGATGGCTACGAACATCCTACCAACGATATTGGAGTTGAGCCCTTCTACTGCACCTACCTCAAGTCCTTCTGCAGCATAAACCTCTTCGATTTTAGCGCATACGGACTTATAGAATTCTAGTTCGTTCATGGTATAAATTCCTATGTTATTAAAAGTCATAAAATGGCAAAAAGAAGACGACCTATATAGGTCGTCTTCTATTCTCTACACCTCAATGCAGATATCGTTGTAGATATAGAAATCCAGTACGAATTTGGCTATCTTGTTGCGAATGGTTTCACGCACTATCTGCATGTCATTGAACACGTCATTGATAGGCGCAATAACGAACTTTTTGTTCTCGCCGATCTTTTCATAGCAGTCAGGTTTGAGTCCCTGGATCTCGGATTCCTTGATCTCGCAGCTGGTTGTGGCGGCAGCATGCGCTCTCATCATCGCATCTGTTAGATCGCACAATATCTTATCGGCGTATTTGTTACGCCCTATCTCAAAGGCTTCCTTAAGATCAAACTGACTGACAGTGTCTGGATTATACTCCCCTCTTACAAAGAGGATGGTAGACTCCTGATACCATGTTTTTGGTTTCGTGTCAGGATCGGACCGAATACTAATCACATAATCTGTGGTTCCCTCTTCATTTTTCCGTCTGCCGATGACGGTGATAGAGAGGTTCTCATGAGTGAGCTGAACGTCAAGGACGTTAACACTACCCATTATACACTCAATATCGTATCTTTCTAGTGTGCTTAGATTGTACATAAGTACTCCTTTTGTTGATTGTTACTATACTGGTAATATATTACCAAAAAGAAGACCGCCTTGCGGCAGCCTTCCCGCATCCTACTGGATGCAGCGATTGAGGAAATCCCCAACATCGTCGGAGATCTTCTCAACCACAATCTGGTTGCCAGCCGTATTTGGCTGGTCGAATCTGGCCTTCAGAACCTTGATATGCCCCTTAAGGGCTATCACAATGACGGCTTCTCCGTCGGTAAGACCTGCCTCGATGGTCTCGGCCACCGTATGCTCTTTCTCACCAATGTTGATGCCGTCGCTGTTAAATCCAGGGACCGGAGTCCATCCGCTTGTGTTTGTCATAACTAATTCCTTTCTTTGTTTGGTTAGACTATGCAGGTGATATATAAGTGAAATGGTTTGATCTACATGTTTTGATTTACAATGTGACACATTCTTATGTGTGTGAACAAAAAGAAGAGAAGCTCTGGACCTCTCTTCTTGCGTATTGGTCACGTACAAAAGAACGCATACCTAATGGCACAATCGGCTACTTGCCTATTCGGCTCAGCAACCATCCGATAATGGGCGGCGTAACAAGCCTGGCAATTTCTGCTAGGCAATATACCACTGTCCAGAACGGATCTGCGTCAATAGATTGCGACATGTTTGTATCGCTCCTTACTTGCATTGTAAGGTACAAAGACCACACCACTCGGTGTGTACTATCTTTGTAACCAAGGGAATGATATATACATGAAACGGACGATCTACACCTCCACGGCATCACTGCCGTGGAGGTGTAGGTTTGTCTTTATACCCATTCGTAGTTCCAAACTACATATTCTGTTCCACCGTACCATTTATAGACTCTGTCTTTATCTAGTGTACGGACTTTACCTATTTGCTCATAGGTATCTCCTCTGGAAGGATCATACCAGTTCACTATAAAAACTTCGCCTTTTTTGCTGGCAATAAGTCTTAGGAATCCGAGTATAGATCCTGTAGCCGGGCTTCTGATGGTTCCTCCTTTTTCAAAATCCAGATGGAACTTCTCTTCACTTTTATCGAATGTGGCTTTAATTAGATCTTTGTCTGGAGTTTTATTATCAGATCTAACGAGTATAACTTGTTTAGCCCTTTTCGTGAGATAATCGGACTTGGCGGCCAGTTTTAGTCTTTGTGCTGTGGCATCCAGTAAGTAGATCTCGCCTCGTATATTAACAAGATTAAAAACATGACCGCTTCCGGACTCCCATGTGGCGGAAATAATAGCTCTTGATCCGTCACCCCATTTTTTCATAGTGTTTTCAGTTCTGTTGAATATATCTTTACCTGATATAACAACAGGATCTATCTTTTTGAACAAGTGCCACATTGCATGAGGAGACTTACTACCTTTAGGGACATCGAACACTCTGTCCCATGGCGTGTCGGTGATAGTTACTTCCTTGTCAACGCCTCTGTATTTGAGTTCCAACGCAGCTGCGAACTTCTGACAATTGTTGCCCACTTTGTATTTGCTAAGTTCCTTAAGGAATTGCTTAGCTTTCTTGATTTCTGGCGGATCGTCACCAGATGCATCTGTAGACTTATTCTCTACACTTATGCCAAAGTTAACTCTCATTGCACCACCTATACCTTACAAAGACATTCGTAGTCTTTATTCATTATTTTAACAAGCGCAGACTGTAAAGTAAGTGAAGTATATTCACTGGTGAGAATTTCACAGTGAATCTGTCTGACGGATCTCTTCCGTCACTCTTGCATGTGGATAATTCTTTATCAAACTTATGCTTTATTTCTGATATCTCACTGTGATCATAATACTTTATCGCATTAAGAGCATCTTTTATTATATTCCATAGTCCTTCAATCGATGCAGAATATGTTGGCACTCCGAAGTCTACTTTCATTTCAAGTTCTCCTTTTAAGATGGTTACATGGTCAAAAGAGAGACAACACTTAAAGGTAAGTTACAGAGTGCGGGGCATCCCGCACTCTGTAACTACATTCTAGTTTAGTCTTTCCGACGGGCAAGTGTTGATACCATGAATGCATCACAACGAAATGCAAATTTGAACAGGTCAGCTGGCAATTCTGCAGAAACTCCGATTGGATTCTGTAGAGTATCTGATGCGTAACACATTGCAATTGGTGGCATTTCGATGAATCGAAATGCGTCCTTTGTTCCACGTCCTTCAACTTCCGTGAACTTAGGTTCGAACCCAATGTAGGTAAACCCGTTTAGTAATGTTTTCGCATATCCAAACATGCATTCATCAGTCACCGTCCACGTTGGTGGTGTAATCTCTTCAGGTTCGACATCACTTATATCGTACGCCTTGACATTGAGCTTGAGTCCGCCACCAACATCATGCTCTCTCTTTAAAAGCATCCTGATAGGCAGATACTTGTTGATATCGCTAACATATACTGTTAGTATAGCAGACTTATAATCAAATGCCGTTGTAATAGCTGGTATTTGATCAAGTAGTGTGCGGATACGGTTGGCTGCTAGAACAACCGGGTTGGCTAGGTTCAGTTTTTCAGCAGCTGCCGCCTTGACGGACTTTCGTTTCTTCGTGGCCATGATACTCCTTTATGTTGTTTGTAGACATAACATCTACATTGCCTTTAATTTAAGACGGGATTTAGAAGCTAGATGAGGACTAGACTGAGCTGCCATTTAGACAGTAGTCCCGAACTAACTATTTTCTTAATTGCACGTTCCGCACCGCCACGAGTTTTGTAGACCCTAATGCGATTGTTGTCGAACACAGGAAAACCTTTGCGCATCCCGCTATAATAACTAAGTTTGTTGGGATCATAATCGCCTTTGTTCCCACATGTAATTTTACCTGCAATTGCCCACCGACGACAATTGCGCGCAACCCAGATGAATCCCTTACGCGATATTCCGCTTGGAAGAAACGGAGCCGGAGGGTGTGAGTTACGAAGTATGCTTAGTGCTGAGCTAGTCATTACAAGTTCGTCGTATGTAAGGTGCTTCTTCTCCTTAGCGGCATTGATAGGTTTGCCTGATAGTTTTGGTACAGGGTTGATAGATCGTTTCATTATCATTTCCTTTTTCATTGTGATGGTTGTAACTATTACAACTCATATAAGTAATATATTTCTAAAATTATAATAAATGGGCATCTCCTGGGCTATACCCAGGAGATGCCGAGTTTTATAGTTTGCGCAGTTGTTTGTCCGTGTAAAACAGGAAATAATCAATAATCGAATATAGCTTAATTGCCATTCTCGAGTATGTATAGAACGAACTAAAGTTTCCTATCTTGTCAGTCCTGGCTCCTGTGTCGAATGCTTTCTGCCCTTTGTACACTTTGTTAGCCATGCTGGCTTCCTTAGTGCTCTTAATCATGGTTTCCCATTTTGCAGATTTTAAAGTGTCCATGTGACTAGCAGCCCCGCGCCTAAAATCTTTGGCTATACTTGTCACGGTTGACACAGAAAGTCCCATGTCTACATAAGTCCTGTCTTTGTAGCATAGTCTACGTTTTAAAGCGTCATCTTTCTCCTCTGTTATGAGGACAAAGTTTGACATGTTCTTATCCAAGTCACCCCTTATATTGTTGAGCCTGCCCACCAGGTCGGAATACAACTTATCAGAGTCGTTAGACTTAATCTCAGCGCGTTTTACGGCGTCAAAATTGTCAACCATGAACTTGGTTACAACTTCTGTAAATTTAGTTGCTTGGATAAGTATGTCACCTTTAGGGCAGTAGAAGTCAATGGTTCTTCTTTCAAACTTGGCTCTCTGTTCGGGTTTTAGTGTTATAAGACTCTTGATAAGACCATCTATGATGTGTGCAGATTTACTATCTCTTGTAAAGGTGTGCTGGAGCTTTGTCCAGAATCCCTCACATGAGGGTTCTATTCCAAAATTAACCCTCATGATTCTTGCCCTCCTTCATGATGTAAGCATAATGCTCCTCATTTGTCATACCGAACCACTGCTTACATTTCTTATCTGACTCGGCTTTCATTGCTTCAGACATGAGTTTCCAATTGTTGTGTACTCTAGTCTGCTCAGCATTGTCTGGCTCTTTGTGGATCAACTCTATACCTGTCTGAGCTCTCCATGCATGAACCTTGTCATTCTTAAGTTTCTCGTAAACCTTTTCAGGATAGTGCTCTTTGATATAAGACAATTTGTAAGGTCTTTCATACTTACTCTTCTTTAGAGTTAGTACGAGTATCTTAGGATACTTCTTAAGGATTTCTATCTGTTTATTAGTGAGCTGTTTGTAGTAAGGACTATCTTCAACTCTAGAAATCTCTCTAGCACCAACTATCTCAAAACAGTGATTGCTGTCGATAGCTTCTGCATAGACGTAGTCACCTTTTTGGAACTTGGCTGCGTCAGAACTGACTCTATGTGTGATAATAGTAGTTTGTTTCTTAAGAGAATCTATTTCGGATTTAGGGAATGATATATCCTTAACTACAACTCCGCTGCGTTCTCCAAAATTGACTTTCATTGTTTTAATCCTTTTGATACTAAAATAGATATTCTACCTAGATCGGATGCCCACTGCTTATATGCATAAAATCCTTCCCTGCAGTCCATAACAGTTCTCTGAACTTTCATGAATTCGCCATCAGCAACGTCCGCTTTTGTGGCATATCCAAGTGTTTTATAGATTCCAAATGGACCTATAGATTTATCATCAGGGCCATTTCTAAAATCCAGTATCCCTGATTCGTATTTGCCATCTCCGAATACAACATTCACGAGATATTCAAAACACTTTTCTAGTTTTTCCTTTGAGTATCCTAGTTGTTTAAGAGATCCGGATTTCCTAGTAGCCTTGGAAGAGTAACTCTCAGCAGATTTTATATGATCTTCTAAAGATTTGCTGTATTTTAACTTCAAAAATTTATAGAAGCATTTTCCTACTTTTGTTGACAGCATATCTTCTTCATACCACTTATCGTCAACGGATTCTCTTGAGTTTTGAGCTGAAGCATAAGCTTTGAAGTCTGATACAGTTAGTTTGCTAAACTCCAGCACTAATGGCTGTACCTCTTTATTTAAGAGTTTTAAAAGCGGATCTAGAGTAGTTTCAAGAAAGTGTGTTACCTGATCTGCTGAAGGTATATCTCCGGAAGGTGTCATTTCTAATATTTTACCTACAGTGCTCTCAGACGCCGATTTAAGATCATTCGACATCTTAGAGTAATAGCTTTTAATAAAATCTGCTGTAGGATCTTTGGATTCCTTTTTTGTAAAAATGGACTTTATTTTATCCAAAAGACCTTCCTCAGACATTTCAACAATAGGAGTGCCAAAATTTACTTTCATTGTTAAATCCTCATTATGAAATTTCTCTGAGCACAAAAAGAAGAGAGTGCCTGTTAGGCACTCTCCAGGTTATTTCCCTTGTCCGACTGTTACGTTTGGTTTTACAAGACTTGGGGCGTTTATGTCATCCAGCCAAGCGAAGTACCTCTTGATACAGTCTCCAAGCTTTTTCTGTTTTTCTTCTATAGCTTTACGAGTCAGCCAGTAGATACCACCACACTTCTCAGTTTCAACGTTCTTTGGCTCTCCGTTGAATTTAACAACTTTAAAGATGTGCACTTTGTCAGGGATGGTCTTTCCTTCAATTTCGTATTCCCTCTGGAACTGAAGTATCTCCATAAAGTTCTCAATCTCAACGGCAAGCTCTTCTTTATTCTCGGCTATTAATGCCTCAGTAACAGCTTGGTCTGGCTTTACCTTGCCTATAGGGAAAGTTAGCTGCTCGTATTTCTTGTGCAGCATCACTAGATACTCGAGATCACTTTTATCTTCAGTATATCTGGTGAATATTGCAACCACAGATTCATGAGGTTTCTTATCTTCTTTGTTGATAAGTTTATTATCCTCTGTTCCAAAGTCAATTTTCATTTGTTCTCCTTGGATTTTTCTGGTTTACACGTCATTATCTTGGATCCTTTACGGCAGAATGATTCGAACTCGACCATATCACATCCGTATTTTGGGTATCCGTTAAGTTCGAATACTTGAATGTCAGTTTTCTCCATGTTTGCCATTGCTGTGCCAATCCACTTAATTAACTCATTTGGATTCTTGGTTTTCCAGTTGTTGTTCTTGAAAGGTCCCCAGGACCCTTCAAGCCATTTCCATTGGTCATCAGTATCCCAATATATCAAGAACGTGTGCGTTGGGCAGTCCATAAACCCACCGTTCTTATCAACCATGAAGAATGTTCTAAACTGAATCCCCTTTGCCTTCTTGAGATACTCTCTGCTTATGGCGACAGTATCGTAGCAGTTTCCTATTCCTGACTTTATCGTCTCTTCTGGAGTAGCAAGTCTCCATTCCGAGTCGTAGTCCTGCCATCTAGTATTCTCATGTGACTCGTTCCATGGCTTGTTAGTTTTAGGGTCTCTTAGACCATATCGGATATTCTTGAATATATCCTTGATAGTCTCGACTTCCGTCTTTACGACTTCAAACTCTTTGTCCCACAAAGTACCTTCATATTCAGAGCCGTCAGGCTTCTTGGCTTTGAATGTGTGTTTGCCACCAACAGAGGTGATCTTTATTTTTTGGAGATACTTAACCGTTACAGGACATGTTACCCAGACTTCACCTGTAAGCACTACATCTGGAACTTGATCTTTTGTAGGCTTAGTTATGTGTTTAAGCAAATTGTCCTTATCTTTATCTTGAAGGTCTATAGTGAAAACATAGATTTCAGTCCCTACGTAGTTCTTGCCTATGGCTCTAAGACAGTTTTTGATTGAACTACTAAAAGAGACTCTCGGAGTCTTTCCGTCCTCTATTCCCATCTTAACGTATTCGTTGTCAGGGACTCTAGGGAATAGTGTTGTACCATTGATATTCTTTCGAGATATGTGGTACAACTTTGGGACATCTCTAGTCCCGAAGTTTACTTTCATGGTTAAATCTCTCTTTCATTGCTGTAATAAATAGACATACCATCGTTGGTCCATCTACCGGATTACACCGGTAGATGGACTTTATAGACGTTATTTGTCTTTCTTCTCTTTTTCTTCGAGTTCTTTTATTCTAGCATTCAACTCATCGAACCCCTTCTTGGACAGAGGCTCTCCAGTGTCTGGGTCCATTTGAATGGCGCTGTCATCGCAGAATCCGATCATGAAGCAATCCTTCTCAGACGTGACTTCTAGTTCGACACCTATGTGCTTCTTACACCATTTCTTAATGACATTGGCCATGTCTTCATAAGAAACATTATTGATACTTCTAGACACATGGGACAGTCTTGCAGTGAATACTTTAACTACTATGCCCTTTGCAAGCCACCCTTTAACTCGTTCTACCATTTTCGGAATAGGATCTCCTATTACGTCCCATCCTTTAAATGTATCATAACTTGCAAGAGTTCTATCTAAGTCTACTCCTATCCAGGGGGGATAATTAGGTTTCTCTTCCTTGGACTCTACTCCAAAATTAATCTTCATTAAAACCTCCTTATGGAATGGTTATAATCGAAAAAAAAGAAACCGCCACAAAGGCGGTCTCTCGTGTGGTTCCGATGCAATTATTACACCGAAATAGGATGGTCGAAGTCCCACGTCTTTTCACCCCGCGGATACCATGGACTGTCGAGTCCGCGGCGCATCGCTATCACGTATTCACATACCTTGCTCCCATCATTGAAGACCTCGAGACGTGTATCGTACGAGTCCGACAAGTACGATACCTTCGTTACATCTGCAATTGACGAGAGAACGTTTTCCATGCTACGTATAGCAACTTGGCCCCTCCATAGCCCATCTGTGTGTCTCAGGGCATCTGAAGTGATCGTCCCGTCAGATACGGGCTGCTGGGTATAGACCTTCCCATTTACCAGTCTGAGAACGCTTACCATGATTAATTTCCTTTCTTTGGTTAGAGTTGTTGATACTGGTTTAACTATTTTAGTGATATATATTCATAAAAATATGATCTACACATGGTGGCACATGCCACCATGTGTAGTCTGTTTCACTTCTGCTGGGTTTTCCATTCCAGGTAGTTGTCATGCAGTACGTTCTTATGGACATGGTTATACAGGTCCATTGACACTCCTAGATTTGCATAGTCACCAAGCGGAGGAATGCGAAGCGTCTTGACCCAATATTCTCGATTGAAGAAATTTTCAACCACATCAGGCCGCTCAGCTTTTAGACGATCTGCAAATGCACTTGCCTGTGCAGCATACACAGTTCGTAGATTAGGATCATCTACCAGATGAATAGTCTGTAAAACCTTTCCATCCAGTAAGAACTTGCTGTCTTCGACAAGCTCTTCATCGGGGTTTCCACCTTGATCTGGAACAGCAATACCTGCGCATGTCCATCCGTAGAATCCGTCGAGATCATCCTCTTTACCGTATACCAATCCGCAATTTCCTTTGAAGAAATTTTCTGACTGGTTCCTCCATGTGTCTAGACATAGCCATAGGTTGAAGTCTTTGAACGGAATTTCATCTTCCTTCTTTAGCATGACATATACGCAAACACGGACGTTTATTGCGTCATGGCTACATACTATTAAGTCGGATAACTCTAGTGGAGGTTTGGAAACTTTAATTTCCATGGCAGTGCTCCTTATAGTTCAGCCCATCTGACGAAGATACTTCGAGACTTCCTGGTGTCACCAGGCCTCCTTTCATCGTCAAATATAGGCTTCTCTCTGAACAGAGGTACATAGATGGTCGACCACTTGCGGGCAAGCTCTTTGGACTCTTCAGTGTACTGAAGTTCATCTAGTTTGCTTAACCACTTGTTTCGGCTCTCTATGATCGCGGCTAGAGTAGATACCCTTCCGCGCGTGGCGACTATGCGAACAATGACATTCTCTTCATCATCGAAGTCTTCATTGACGCGCTTGTCGATGCCAGTGAATATGCGATGCCAGAGATCGACATTGCTTTCCAACTCAGGCTCTTTTTTAAGGGACACTATGTTCCACTCTACTTGAAGAGTATGCTTGTCCCACCTATAGTCGTTACTGGCGAATTCCGTCTTGCACCCTGGAAGCGAGCGACATATGTCGCGCGCAGGAGGGCACTCAATGAATCTTTCCGGGTTGTCACCTGGAAGTATGTTGAATACATGTATCATATGAATCCTTTCCTTTTAGTCGAACGGATCAAGACTGCGTTCCATCTCATCGAACGATTTGATGGAAGGTCTATGTGATTTCCTCTTGGTTGAATTGAGCTTTCCGCTTGTTTGTTTTCTGTAAGGCACAAACGGATCGCTGCTCTGGTTTCTTGGAGTGAACACGTCAGTTTGATATCGAGCATTGAATTTTTCAATCTGCGACTTTTTCTTGGGGAGACTCGACTTGTGTTCCTCTTTAGGCTGTTCTGTAGAGTTGGATCCCGTTAAACGTTTTAAGAATCCCCACATAACTGTTCCTTTTTTTGGTGTTAATGAAAGTCAAGTAGTCCCTAGAAGTTCTAGGGACTACCTAACGGTTAGTAAAGGTAGACTGTATCATCGACTACCCTTCCGACAGCTGTCCCATCTACGACAAGCTCGGAATTGCGATCGTCGCCTATGACGTGCGCTTTCATTCCGGCCTTCTCGAGACGTTCAAGCATGATGTCTAGTCCGATCATGGATGAATCTCCTTGTTTAGTGTTTGGTTTATCCATGAGAGTAATATATACCTAAATAAAGGAACAAAAAGATGACTTACGCAGGTGGGCATTATGCCCACCTGCGCAGTATCACCTTAGTGCCAGAAGTTACCGAGATTTCTTGGTTGCTCTACTCGTTTCCACCGAGCCATCGTGCGATTGGCTTCGAGCTTCTCGAGATAGCTTGCAACCCTCCATCCGGTAAAGATCTCGAATGATGGCATGTGCCGCATGAGATCACTGGCTTGAGTCACCAATCCCTTGTACATCCTGCGGATATGGTTTACCGCAGTTGGCATGGTCTTAGGACTTGGAAATACGCAGCAGGCACAGCCTGATGCGCTCTCCGTTAGGAACTCTACAAGATCGACGACACCTTTGTGGGTTATCACCTGCTTATGTGCCTCAAGTTTCCCTGTGGCCACAGCCCGTGAGATGATTCCTCCGGTTATGATACCATATGCTTCGCGAAGTGCATCTTCGAAGATTATCTTACTCACGTCCTCACGCTTAGTGAGTGCTTTACGAAGAACATCAAGGAGAATAGGTTTCTCCTCAAAATCCTCCCAGCTCTCAATAAGCGAGATTCCAGCTTTCAAATCATCTTCAAACATGATAGGATTAGCCTTACGCTCCTGCAGAAGCATACCCATATCGACCCAGCGGCTGCCGCCGTTGTAGTCGATCTTCATGATTCCAAGAGGAACTTCCCAGAGACTGCCAGAGTCGCCCTGAATAGTCGCCTTTCTGTTCCTAAAGTCGAACTTCCTGATCATCTTAGGTCCTTTCTTGTTTGGTTACTATTTTTGTAATATATAAACAAAAAGAAATGAAGTACATCCAACTAACTCCTAATTAGGAGTTAGTTGGTGTATCAAATAAACCTTTGACCATTAAGGAATAATGTACAACGATTCGATGCCATGTGTTGGGTGAGTAAGCTGGGCCATACTGTGTCTGTGTTATGGTCTTTGCAAAAGTTTCGATGTAATAAGACTGGACTGGTTTAGCTGCAGTCACTTTATTTCCGAACACAGAAATCGGTTTGATATCGATATGTATACACTCTGCAGGTACATCAAACTTAACATCCAGTGTAATCTCGCCTTTTACCTCGCCAAGAACCTTATCGATCTTTAGATCTTGATATACTCTTTTAGTGACAGTTCTTTCAGGAAAGAGTTTTGACATGCATTGGTTGGCAATGCATGTTACGTCGAATTCACATACCGGCGTGTCTCTAAGCTGATTCTTCAACCAGTTCCAAAAAGGAAATGCTAATTTCAGTTTATTCTTTGCCATCTTTAATCCTCCAATGAGAACATACAACATCCAGAAAATGTAAAAAGTAAAGTAGATCAGGTTGGCCATACAGCCAACCTGATCGCAATTCCAGTTTCAATCTGCATTTACAAGGTAGAACATGGAAGTGTTAACGTTTTTAGAATTGACCGTTGAATCTATGTGATATCTACAGGCTACCTTGTTATTGGCAGTCTGAAATAGTCCCATGTCTTCATCAGTCTGGTACATTACACAGTATAGCTTTACTGTGTTCTTTCCTTTGCTGAGTTTCCCAATATACCTGCTAAGCAGAATGGGTACTTCTCCTTCTGTCCCCGTTGCCCGGATAGCTTTCATTCCCGATATAGATTCAAGAGTGAGTTGTATCCAAGCGTCTATTTCCTTGTCTACAACGACAGATAAAGTTGCACGTATTCTTTTAAGTGATTTGATTGCAGACACTTCTCGCGATGTATCTCCAACTTTCACCTTGGCACTTATGACCTTATTGGCCAAGCAGTCTCCATATGAAGCGTGAATATAACTCAGTATTTTCACACGAAGATTGCATATTTCAGCACCGATATTGGATATGAAACCCAATATCGGGTGTTTCAGTTTTATTGTGCAACTCATTTATTTCTCCCAGTAACGTTTGACGTACCCGGGTCGGTCTTTCTCTTCTCTAGGATCCTCAAACCCTGGAGCAGGTTTCCATCCTGGAGGGAATAGTGTAAACTTCTTCTCTGCAACTACAGGTGCCGCTATCGGTGGCTCTTTGTAACCAACCTCAAGCTTCTCTGCAATGTCCTTGCGAAGAAGCATGATCACGCGAGGCAGTGGTCCCCACGGAGTACTGACATCTGACCCAAATCCTATGGACTGATAACGAGCTGTTTTGAACGGCTCATCTGCATAGTCTAGCTCTCCGGGCCAGATGCTTTCAATTGGAGTTCTGGAGATATTGTAAATAGGCTTGGGATCTTCTTTTTCAAGATCATGACCCATAGCCTTTACCATGTCGTACATCTCTCCAACGGTTTTGAATTTGTATTGTTTAATCATTTGGAAGTGCCTCCAACCAAGTTGCTGTTACGTCGTGATTGTAAATCATCTTAGAACGCATGGCTAGCTCTAGAGCCGGTGATGCTTCAAGGTAGTCGAATTCACCTATCTCGAGTTGTTTTCCTTCAGCTGTAAACAGCACCCACAGTTTCCCGTAGACGTGTTTAGCTTTATAGCCATTAGCGTAGATGATCTCAATCGGTTGAGTGGGAGTAAGAGTTCCTGTTATGTCTTTAATAATGAGAGAAGCTGCTTCGTCAGCTCTCTCAAGATTACTGGCATTAAGCAAGAACGACCCTATCCTTGTTAGTTACTTGCCACATTGTTCTTTCTCCGGTTGTATCCGAACGGTTGTTGTCATTGTCTTGACGTTTTCAACATATGCACACACCTCGAAGTCGCATCCGCATGGCTCTATACGTGTATAATCGACAGTGAATCGCGCGGTGTATCGTTGAAGCAGTTCTTCAGCCTGTACTTTGGCATTCATGCGATTCTCTATTTCAACCGCCATCATGCCAAGCATTCGCTTATCGTACTGCCCTTTGAGACGATCATTCATCACGTCAAACGCTTCTTTGCACGCAGCATCTTCGTGAATCTTAGCGTCATAATTAGGCTCTTTCCACTCCTTATCGGAAAATTCTATGAATACCTCTTTGGCTGTAGGAGCCACTTTACGACACATCTTCAGAAGTTCTTTCTGTAGCGGAGTATAATACTCCGGTATGTCATCATCGTTTGACATTGTTAGTCCTTCTTAACTCGTTAGTTATGGCAGACTCTGTAATGCAGAAATCTCTGTGTAGAGCAGTTCCTGTGCGAACTAGCCCAGAGTAAGTAACTGCATCAAGCAGCCTCTGTAGACAGTGGCACGGTACTGGAATCAGAGCATCTGGGTTCTCTGGCCAAGGTCTCCCTGGACTCACGAACTTCTCAGTGTCGAACTCCAACATCCTGTACAAAGCAGCTAGACCTATAGCTTCAAGGACATATATCCCTTCAGCTTTTTGTATAGCATGCTTTGATGTTCTATAACCTTCCATGCTCAGGTGCCTCCTGTCTTCAGGATGCGCTTTTAAATGTTCTTCACTCTCGCACATGCGGTGTAGTGCACTGACGTATCTATCCGACATTACACCGGTTTCTTCTTCGGTCTGAGGAACACGGTGAAATTCATCGTCCCAGAACATCGTCTGAGCAACATGTTTGGTCATGTTGTCGAGAAGAATCTGTTTCATCTGCTCTTTGAAGACCTTATCCTTAATGATCTCAGTACGAAGTTTCGGAATAGTAACTTCGGATGCTAGTGGTAAGCTCATAGTTGTTCCTTTCATTGTAGGTTGTCTGACATTATAGTAATATATTTACAAACTGATCAAGAGAGTCCTAGGACTCTCTTGATCAGTAAAGTATTCTGCAACTGCACTATTCATGTTCATTGGTTTGTCACATTCGTCTCCGTCAATGTTGGCAAAATAAGGCATCTTCTTTGTTAACTTGATAGGAGGATCTATAGGGAACTTTTGAAACCCAACATCATAGCAGCTGAACCCTTTACAAAACGGGCACTGTATAGAGAATGGAACCGGCTTGCGATTAGGATCTTTACCTTCAAGACCTGTCTCAAGATACATCTTGAATCCCTTACCGCAGTCGTGGCATCCGTAGATCATGTATCCATCGGAGTGATGTTTATGTGACATAAGTACTCCTGTACTGATGGTTATTTATTACGGTTCTTCTTGCGTGCAATCTTGGCCAATTTAGCCTTGCGTTTAGCCTTTTCCTTCTGTTTCTTAGTTCTTGTATCAAGAGTCTTAAAGAACCTAGGATCTAATGTTGTCATAGGACTAAGTATCCTTGGAGGTAAAGTTGTATTACTAGATTTTGGCCATCCTGTAGGATCGATGGTTTCCTCTATTTCAACATCCTGGTGCTTAAGACCAGGTTCATCTGTCACATGCATGACTGTCTCCTTGTTAGATTAGACTAATCAATAGCGATAAAAAATAGAAAAAGAATAGTTGGATGGTTATCCGAGTTATTTACTAAAAAGTAAATAACTCAGAAGCACCTAGACCAGTGGCGCACGCGCCACTGGTCTAGGTGCAGACGGCAATCTATATCTCGAATCCGCTAGGCACAGACTCGTAAATTTTCTGTACCCTTTCTGCCTCGGCCCTCGCCTTGGCGGCAATTTCTGCATCAATAGCTTCACCTTTCCTTCTCAAGTCAGCGATCTTATCCTCGATATCAGATCTGATCGTTGCCCAGTTTCGGATCAGCGCAGCCTGGAATTCCAGACTTGTGTCGCGGATCTGGTACGTGTCAGCCAGAACTCCACCTTCGAGAGTGGTCCCATCTGTGTAGTTTGGTCCATATCCCTCATGCCCATGGTTTATGAACCTTATGAACATAGAGGTGGTAGGATTGTCAGAAGGAACATTCACCTTAAAGATAGTGTTGTTCATAGCTGCACGAGTATCGATCTGTAGGTTATTGAGCCATTGAGCGATTTGCACAATTGCCGATTCGAATTCTTCTTTTGTCATGGTTTAACTCCTTTCTTGTTGTTTGTTTAGCCAGACTAGATGGATAATATATAATTAAAAAGATTTGATCTACAAAATAAACAATACATCCACTCCTGGGTTATGCCCAGGAGTGGATGCTTATAGATTATGCTGGCTGAGATCCGACCTCACACTGCTTGAGTATCGCAAACACTTCATTGACCGACATGCCTAGAGCTTTAGCACCACCCTCTATGTAAGGAACACACAGTGGGTTATTGGTGTTCAGTTCATTAGCCGTGTTGTAGAAGTGCTGAACGGATTTAACTTCTCCGTTACCGAAGTCAATGTCAGGAAGAGATGCAATGAACGCCTCAAATGCTGCGAGTTTGCCCATCTTACCGAGAGCATACTCTAGTGCCAGTTTAGACACTCGAATAGCAGGATACGGTACGTACGGATACACCAACGTTATTGTGCCGGCTTCCTCGTCTTTGACGCGCTCAGGAACTCCACCTTCGTAGAGATACCCAGACGGAGGTTTAGGACCTTCGTCGATGATCTTCCACACCTTGTAGACATGTGTCTTGGTAAGGTTCTCCTCATCGACTTCCCAGTGATCTTCAGCCTCCTCGTCTTCAGCGAGATCAGGAGCTCCTTCGTCGACTATAGTCCACACTCTGTACATGTGGGTTTCAGTCTTAGACTCTAGGTCAAGATCCCATCCGAGATCTTCGAGTTCCTGGTTCTCACCAACCTCAGGAGGATTGTCGATCTTGGTTATGACAGTATAAACGTGAGTACGAGTTGTTCCATCGTCATCCCAATGATCTTCATGGATGTACTGGTTCTCTTCTAGCTCAGGAGGATTGTCCACTATGAATCTTACGTCATACACGTGAGTCTTTGTGGTACCATCATCTTCCCAGTGGTCTTCGACGATCTGCTGACCTTCTTCAAGCACGGGGGGATTATCTACAATGAACCTGACCTCGTAATGATACGTTACTGTAGTTCCGTCGTCCTCTTCAATCTTGTCAACGATTTCCTGACCTTCTGCTAGTTCTGGCGGGTTGTCGACAACATAGCGAATGCGGTCGTAAACCTTGGTCTTGTAAGTGCCGTCGTCTTCCCAGTGGAAGTCGAGGACTTGCTGACCCTCCTCAAGAACCGGTGGATGATCGACGATGATGCGTACCTCATAGCGATGAACGTACTTATCGTCGACCACTTCCCAACGATCAGACACGATCTCCATGTCCTCAGCGAGTTCCGGAGGATTATCGACACGCTCAAGTACGTGATAGACGTGAGTCTTGGTCATGTTCTCGTTGTCGTAGACCCACTCGTCTCCGTTATAGTGATGAGTCGTCTCATCAACTTCTGGCATACCTTCATCAACTACAGTCCAAACAGGATAGATGTGAACGTACTTATCACCCTGCTCTTCCCAGTGGTCATTTTCTACAACCTGATTATCTTCCAGTTCAGGAGGATTGTCTACATTCTGAAGTTTGCGAATATGACGATAAACATATTTAGTTCCATCCTCAAGGTCGGCATACTTATAACCATCATCGAGGATAGTGTAGCCTTCTTCTTCCTGCGGTCGTTCCCACTGCTCAAGAGGCCAGTATCCCAGTTTGTGGAATACTTCAATGGGCGCGTTTTCATACTTAATACCGTTGTGCTCAGGAACGGCAGGTGCCAATTCAACATTGACACCTCCGTCAATCACACGGTACAACTCAGTTGTTAGTGTGTTCATTTAAACTCTCCTTAAGGAAGCGTATCGTAATTTACTGTGAACTCAGCTGCCCTCGTACCGCACTTTGTCTCATAAATAAGTGTGATTGGTATAATGGTTCCTGAGGTAGCAACAGGGGTCTCTCCGGATACAGGTGTATAATCAAAACTGATAGTGTAGTTGTAGAAGGTACCGTCTAGTATACCATCAGTATTTAGACTGGTAGCTCCTGCTACTTCACGGGTTATAGTGGTCCCACCACTTATCGGATATTTGATCTTTAGAGAAACACCCGCATGTAGATTAGTACCTTCTAAAAGTTTTGATCCATCTGCAGTAAACTTGGTTCCATCCCATTTGACATGTGCATCGGTAATTATTGGAGACCAATCAGTTCCATCATCGAATTCAGTAATCTCGCCGATGACTAGTTTACTATACGGCTGTTTTACAGTGATCTTAGCAGGAAGCTTATATGCTTGCCACTTGTTTACGATAATACCCTTGATTCCTGCCGGAAGTTCATCTAGACTAAACCCACATGGAAGTCCTGCACACACTTCGGGCTCGTTTGGAAGATACACTTCATAATTCCTTAGCTCACCACTTGGTGGTTCGTCTACATATAGCTCAGTTCCTGGACCTAAAGTGCCTTCTGGTAAAACTGTTACTACAGATCCAGATCTTAGAGTGACATTAATGTCTCCGGAGGTAATGGTATCTTGGGAAATTTCCAAACTTTTAGGATCAGCTGATCCTCCGAGTAGCCTACCATTCTCAACAATCTTCACATCCATAAATTGCAGAGAGTTGGGTGTGGAGTTGATCCCTGTTCCGAGTTGAACTGATCCAGTTGCAGTGGCTTGAGCACTATGTCCTATGGCAACTGTATTGGCACCTGTCGCTTGTGTATGATCCATAGTACCAGATTGCCCGGATCCTATTGCAACAGATCCATTACCAGTTGCTTTAGTAGAATAGCCTATCGCAACTGATGTAGCACCAGATGCATAAGCGTTATTTCCAGTCAGATCAGTTTCTACATTAAGACTCTTTGATCCGCCACCAATAGCTATCGATTGTCCTCCGGCCGCATTTGCACAATATCCGATTGCAACACTCTGTTGAGTTGTTTTGTTAGATGCGTTCGTAGCACTGGCACGTCCTCCGATTGCAACCGATGCGTTTCTTATTATCGTGTCAGAAGAGCTAATTGAATTTATTATAGTCTGACTAATTCCAGCTGCCGCATCTTTTCCTATTTCTACAGGACAGTTCTGTTCGTAACCGTCTTTTACAAAGGTTATTCCCTTGCTTATCTGTGTGTTAGACAAACGAACAGTGGGTCCTTCTAGTTCTTTTCTGACTAGATAGTCTAGAGGATCATCGTTAATGTAGACAGCTTTAAGACCCGGTGAATACTGTGAGTATCCAGGCATGCCCCACGCAACTATGTTGAATGTCCCTGGGCCATGAGTCTTACCATAACGCCAGTCGTACTTTCCAGGTATGTAATCAGGACTGAACAATCTGTAGGTGTTGTCATCTGCAACATCTCCTTCATTAACAGATTTTACCTTGTAAGTAGATCCTTCCTTTTCGTAGTAGTATTCCAGATATCCTAGCTCAGGGAGAATCGATCCAGGAACTATCTTAACATACACGTCTCTGTCATTGATCACATAATCATAATAGAATCCTAAAGAATTGGCAGTTGATCTGATGTTAGTTATAGTCAAGATCTGTTTCGTGTCAGTAACATGTATGTGGAATCCTGGAAATATGTTATTTCTTAGCGACTGCAGATAAATGGCTACATTAGCTGCAGTGTTGGTGTAATCGTAAGTGACCCCGTTGGTAGAAGGCCTTCTTCCGTGACCAATTACAGTGGACCACTGGTCCGCAGCAGTTATTCCGTAACCTATAGCTGTAGCGTTACTTGTTACAACGTTCAACTGACTTCCCCATGCGTAGGAGTGCATTCCTATGGCTTTATTCGATGTTCCTATCGTCACAGAGTATCTTCCTAGTGTCGGAGAATTAGCTGCACTTGCTACATATGGAGGAACGCCTACTTCGTTGTCTATACCTAAGTTGACATTGAACGAACTGTAAGTATAAGAAGGGTACCAAGGGCTGTTATAAAAGTTAACAGAAGTACCTGGTAAATAAGTCGACTCAAATGGATCCCACCATGCATGGAATACTTTATTTGCAATATTCACTACATTAGTAGGGTGCACCCACGGCGCAGATGATGGGGCAGACCCTTTAGTGTCGGCATAGAACTCTCCGTCATATGTCGTAGATTTGGCCACTGCAAGTGATGTGACTAGTGCTGCAGTAGCTATTAATAATTTTTTCATCTCTTCTCCTTCATCTCCTTGGGTAATATAAAAAGATTCCTATCAAAAGATAGTGGGCTTAGTAATTATCAACAGAGTGGTGGGATTTATCCCACCACTCTGCCTGTAACTTATGGATATCCCCACTGTGTAGAATCCACACCTAAATCTTCAAGCCATTGTTTTCTTGCAGCAATCAGTGCAGTTTTATCACTACTATGCCCGGTCCAGTTGATTTTTTCTTCATTTGTTACCCACACTCCAGCTAAGCTTTTGAAATTTTCTTTCCAATCTCCAGAAAAGATGCTACTACAAGAAGTCGGGCTTGTAATCGCCCCTGTAGTATAACTGGAAATCGTCTTGAATAGTTTCTCTGCGTAGCACGGCTGATAGATATTCAAACTTACACTCATTGCCGCTGGTACAAAGAATACAGATTTTTTAGAAGTATCTGCATTTATGTACATGTACGTTTGTGTACCAGGAAATATTGGGGTCATCATATTTGAATTTTTTAGTGACCCTGAACTTCCTTGCAAATACAGTAATCTGTTATTCTCATTTTGTAGATTGCTTGGAGAATCGGCAAGGAGTATATAAGCATCGCCCTCTGTATCAAATGCGCTAGTGTTATATGCAACATATAGCCAGCCTGGACAATTTACCTTGTATATCCATTTAGAATTTGTATCAGTTAGTTCATATGCCATTTCAAAACATGCTGTATCAGCGGGAACACCGCTTTGCTTTACTATTCTAGCCATGTTTGCTCGATTAGTTCTGTCTGCAACTAGCTTATTGAGTTCCCTGGATCTATCCGGTTCATTGCTGTGTAAGAATTTAGATTTTACAGCCATAAATCCTCCATGTTAAGGTCAGTTTTAGAAAGATTTGAAACTGTCAGTAGTTTTGTTTAAATCTAGCCACTCTGAAACTGAACCAGGGGCTGATTTTTTATAGGTCGATGATAAACTTCCTTTTGACAGGAACTCTTTATCACTGTTAACATCAATAGGTATTTTTTCTAGACTACTGAATTCATACACCTTAAAGTTTGCATCTTCTCCTGAAATAGGGGGCTGCCATTGGGAGAATACTTCACCCCATTCTGCATCAAATGCACTTTCTAATGGGTATGTATAAATGATGAGAGATGACATTTTAGAAGACTCCATTGGAACCGGTAGGTGCGTTACAAACTTATCAGATGCCCAGTTTATGGTGAAAGACATCGATGCACGTTTGCCTGCTTTCGTTACAGCAGTCTTTTTAGTTAACATGTTTAACGTGCAGTCTGATAAAGACGATCTTACTTCTGTTAAAGCATCATGACTTCCTGCACATTTTGCTGGGACAAAAATAACTTTATCCTTGACAGAGCTATTCTTGCAGTGCATTATATACATTCCTGGAGTCTCTGTTTGCAATCCGCTTTCAAGCTGATCACATAAGCCAGAATAAGAATATGGGTTCTCTGAAGCTGTAACTCCTTTAGCCTTATTCCAATAGACTGTAAACCAGGATTGTATAACTGCATCTGGATCATCAGGATTTGAAGGTAATATTGGCGTAATTTGACAGCAACTCCCACCAGAACCACTCCCGGTTGAATAATCAACATATGTCATTCTTTTTGACTGTACTACATCCTCTCCAAATGATTTCGGGAGAATTATCTTACACATCTCAGAATCTGACGGAGGGCTCGGAATATCATCACCGCCTTTACCCTTTTTATATGTAGCATCCTTCCACATGAATTTTGCAATCTGAGTAAATGCTTCACTTTCATCAAGTTGCTTGTTAAGATATGCATCATGATACACATCAATCTTGTATGCTGCATTAGATAACACGATACCATTCATTTTCGAATTATCTAATTCCTTGTTCGGAGCTTTAAAAATCCATCCGGGTGAGTTTACATGGTAGATCGTGTCCTCATCCATTGCCTCAGCTCTAGAGAAATCAGGAAACGCTGTTGTAAATTCAGAACTTCCCATTATCTCTTTATTTATGTTATCCATCTTTCTCGCTATATCCTCTATTGGGCTTTTATGGATAGGAGAATATAGCATCTTTTGTAGTATGCTCATTTTGACCCCTACTTTCTAAATACATATCCTGCATTATGAACTGTGAATTTGTTAAATGCCAGGCTTGATATTATTTTTCCTGATAGTTCCTGTAATCCTCTTCCAGGATCATATCCGGCTGCTGCTATGAATACAACTTTAAGAGCACTAACATCGGTGTTCTCAATACTTACAGCTATGTGTGTATATTTACCAGGACATATTGGAAACATGTTGTTGCTTCTAGAACCGCTTCCGTTTTTTGAACTAAATAAGGTAAAATACGTTCTTCCATACTTTTCATAGTAAGTTATGCCATTTGAAAACACAAATATGCCAGATACCGCAGTAAACGTTGAGCCACTTCTTATGTAATATGTTTTAGACGAATCTGGGTAACTATCAGTAGTTTTAAGATACTTGTCTCCATCTGAGAATGGGTTGTAAGATGCCGGAGCACTCTCTTGACCAGAAGCATATCCGCCATCAATATAAACCGTGTAGGCAAATTTTGTAGTGTTTCCCTTCCATCTCTGAGAGTATATAAATCCAGGAGATGTAACTTTATATATCTGCTTATTAGTAAGTTCAAATTGACTTACACAATTTGGTAGCATGACTTTATCCGAAGGAAACCCTGGAGATGATTCTAGATCGTTTTTATAAATTTGTATGTCTGTAAATGCTGAATATGATTTTTGGATCCGCATTAGTTTCTTTTCTCTGAGTGCAAAGTTTTGGTCATCGGCAGGATAGAGAATTTCATCGTTTCCAACATGTTTAAAGAGACGACCTGTGTCCTCAATTATGTCTTCCGCCATACTTATTCTCCTTTATTAAAAAGTTCATAAAATTTCACCCAAATGACAAAAAGAAAGAACACTAATGAATTTGACTACATCTGGTTGCCTTCTGGCAACCAGATGTAGAGAAAAGGTTATAGTCCTTTTTGTAGGTGATCATCTGCTACAGAACGTTTACGTCTATGTTTAACTTCCTTTTTCACCGGAGCCTCCTCCTGTGCTACTTGTGGAACCTCATCAAGGTTAACTGTAAACCCGTCGTTAATGTTGAACTTGGCATCACAGATGTCTAGTTTTTGCATAACACCTATGATGGTTTCAACCTTTCCTGTTATTGTAAGCTTCATATTAGAATCTACCTCCTAAAACGAGAAGTAATGATCATGAACGTAGTTCACTAAATCGCCGACAGTTTTAATTGACTCGCTATCGTTCTCTGGAATAGAGATATCAAATTCTTCTTCTATTGCCAATATGAGTTCGACAACATCAAGAGTGTCTGCAGCAAGATCCTCAATCAAATCCGAATCTAGTTTAATGTTCTCCTTGGATACTCCAAGTTGAATATGTACGACATTCTTTACTCTGTCAATTAGTTGCTGCTCAGTCATATTTACTCCCTATTCACCTTGATGTTAAAGTCAAAAGCGCACGATTTCTTGGCAACATCCATCTGCCAAAGATCTGCAAGTTTCTGCAGCCATGCTCCATGTGCTTCACGCATCATTACCCTATAAAGAACATCGGTCATTTTAGTATCCATGATCTTGTGAGGATCGTATTCAGGGAAAATGTCAGGAATCAGAAGTTTAATATTGCTAAAAGGATCTTTATCCCATTCACCTGTCTTTTCATCCTTCATGTAAAGAGCAACTGAAAATTTGCCTTCAAGATTCTTTTCTATCAGGTTTCTAGACAGGTTACTGAGACTATGGGAGAATCTAAACAGCACTGGTGTCTCTACTTCACCGTCTTTATAAATGAACATCCAGCTAAGATCCTTAAGATTAAATTCAAATGTAGGAACATTCTTAACGACCTTGCTTTCGTGAACCTTATTTTCTATGACTGCTTCGGACATATTTGGTCTCCTTGTTAATCATAATAAGGGTATTACGCCTAAATATATAAAAATAAGTAACCACTCTGGGGATAACTCCCCAGAGTGGTCTTAGCAGTGGTACTGCACAGATTAATCGTTATACTCTGTATCTTCACCAAGTTCTTCGTCTAGTACTCTTGTAGAAGCATAATGCCCGTTCTGTAGGGCTTTAAGTATAACTTCTTGCATGGCAGACAGCTGTTCTGTTGTAGCACTAGAACCCAACGGAGTCTTATCTATGAGAACAGCTAGCTGAGTTATAAACTTTAGAATCATCTCATTATTTCTATTAACGAGGGTCTGAAGATCATCTATCTGCGACTTGGACCAAGTTTCATCCTTAGTGAAGTAGTTAGACAAATCGATTGCATTATTAAACGCTGCCCAGTATTTCTCATACCTAACTTCTTCAGTATTAGGGTCGACTACTGCTTCCACGGTGTAGATGTATCCAGTACCATTAACTATGTAAAAATCTCCATGCTTAGGATCTGGTATTTCACTTAGAGACTCAACACTTGCTCTAGATCCTTTCCAGTTGATACCAGCTTTAAGACTTTTTGTATCATCGGTGAGTTTGAACTCAAGCCCGTTTAGCTTAGTATCTACAACACTAGTTGTGTACTTGTCAAGAGAAGCGCGTATAGCGGCATCGCGTTCTGCAGCTTCTTTTTTGATAGCGTTCTTTACAAGAGCTTCAACCACATTGGCCGGATACACCAATGCGTTTTGCGGTATAGAACCAGCTCTAACTGGTTCAACTATAACCACATTTTCAGGGGATTCATTGGCCATTTTAGCATCCTTTTTAAGAATTAAAATGTCATAACATTGCAACCTTCGCAACCATCGTATGCGTTAAAAATCTAAGGAGATTTGATTATGTCAGATGCATATCCAGTAGCCAATCTGGAGTTTGGCGAGATCAAGATGAGCGAATATATCGCTGACATATCTGATCTTGCTTTACTCCTTAAGGCTAATGAGGAATACATAAAAGGAGGGATATTAACCCCATCTCTTCCTGAGGGTTCTGACCTTCCTCTAAATACAATAATTCAGCTTACAGAAGCAGTTCCTGGGACTGACGGGAATGGCAATGCGTTTGTTGCGGGGCATTTCTATCAGTACGTTAATACCACCGGCACCCCTAACTGGTATGATGTCACTGAAGGGGTTACTCGCATTAAACGTACAGGGTATGGGTGCTATTACACTATAGATAGTCAGCATGTGAAATGTGTCTGGTCTGATCCGGTTTCTGATGCTGATGATAATGAGTGGGCTAAATCTGAGTTATATCTTGTATATGCTGACACAAATGGAATGACTCAGTACGAGCTCATGTATACTGAACTTGACTTCAACGATTGCTCCAAAAAAGATGGAATAGTCATAGATGTCAGTGATGGAATAGATGTGTCTAAGAGTAAGTTTGTTGTAAGGTATTATTTTGAAGACACTACAACTTATTCGTCTATAACACTACCTCCAGTTACCAATATGGCTAGGTCTAGTGCATTCAGCATATTCCAGTCTGATTGGGCGGAATCGGATCCAAATAACGCGTCCTTTATTCAGAACAAGCCGGTTCTTATTAGAAGAATATGGTGTGAGGGGAACGATGTTTATGTTGATTCAGACGATCCTTCTATTCGCGATAGGATAAGTCTAGATGAACATGGGAATATTTGGCTAGATAATCTACAGTCTATCAAGATAGGTCGTGTTAACAACTATCCTGACACAGATGGTTCTGAACTACAAACAGTTGATCTGGTAGACACAGAGACGTTTGTTTGTAGAGAAGAAGATATCATCTCTAAGTTAAACACATTAGCTACTGCCTACAATACCTTAGTCGGTGTCGTGACAGCTTTACTTAACGCAGGCAAACCAACAACGGAACCTTAATCATGGCAAAAGTAAAAATTGGTACCCTGAGTAATCCCGACACCCGCCTCGATAAGAACTCAGGTAATGCGATTGCTAATAATGCTGTCGCGCTAGCTCTAGAAGCTCTTATTCCTAACTATCTGGAGGGTAAGTCTGCAGAAGCATTTAAACGCACTACAGATAAACTGATAGTTAAAGATAGCACATTTACAGATTTTCCTGCATCTGTGCATGTGTTTAGTAATGGAATATTCTCTGGGCCAGATGGTCTGATGATGCCGACTGACAGAACAGCCACTGGAGGTGAGAATTTTCATGGTATATTTTTTAGGCAGCAGAACGAAGAAGGTGAATTTGTATATAGTAATAAACTTATGATGGCAGGTTCTATTAATCTGCCGGTGTATGATAGGATTAATGACAGGTACATCATATCTGCTGAATATGGTGTGTTTTATGGGGTTCCTAGCGGGACTATTCCGAATCGTACTATATCCTGGACCAGATACAATAATGGTATATTCAACTCCGGAGACAATTGCGCGCCATCGGCGTTTATTGTAGAAAGATTTGATATTAGTACAAAAACATCGACTGAAAAATGTATAAGTCTTATTGGGAGAGCTTGCTCTAATAACGGAGGAGCTGGGTGGTATGGAATTACTTCCGACGGTACAAGTTCATCTAGAGCACCTAGTGCCATTATAAATGAAGTTGTAGTTGCATGCAAACCTTCTGGAGGACTTGAATATAGTACAACTCTTGTACCAGAGATGTTTAAATCCTCTCCTACAGGATCTGCAATAACTTGGACAGATGTTCCTGAATTCTCCAATGTTAAATTTACAGGATTAACTATGTCAACTTTGCCTAATGGTGTAAAAGTGATTTACGCTAAATCCAATGGCATGGTTGTGCTGTCATATGACGGAATTACCTGGGACGAAGTTTTCAGTTACACTCCTGATGTTGTAAATACCGGAAGAAAATGTGTTTTCATAACAGATTCTGGAGGAATAGTCGTAGCAACTGAAGATGATTTGTGGTTTTCAGATATGCTACCTGCAGCTACAATCGAAATGACTAAGTGCTCCATATCAGGATCAGACTGGAGAACTCCAACTGTCGTTCGTTTAGATGACACTACGTTTTATGTAACAACGAGAGTGTCGTCGTATGGATTGGCTGTGTCTACTGATGGAAAGAACTGGACAGATCTCTCTGCGATTAACTTTAGTGATACCACTACTAAGGGCATTATAGATAATCCTGTTGTCTTTGATGGGAATATATACTTTCCGACATACGACGGGATTAACTATATTAGAATGATGCCTGTAACAGAGTTCTTTGAGATGATAGCACTCGACCGCATTGTTAGTGAGCACATAGATCTTCTTCCAGAAGGATCTACTGCGTTATTTGACAATGAAGATCTGCGTGATAAGATCAATGAACTTATTTCTGTGGTTAATGCTATACGGAAAATTGTAAAAGCATGAATTCTAGTGGAGTACCTGCGGCATTAGCCGCAGGTACTCCACTTTAGGATTTACGATCCGAAAAATGAATTTATGAGATCTATCAGTTTATTGACTGCTGTAACTATTTCTTCTTCTGACCAATTTTCGGCGTTTATTTTGTCCAGATTCTCAAAACTAACACCATTATCCGGAATCTTCTTGGTGTTTCCAAGGATTGCTAGGAAATTATTCAAACTAGTTGACAGCTGAGCTAGTTTAGGAACTGAAGGGACCTTATTTACATTAGCATTTACAGCTGTCTTACTATTAGTAGTGTGATCGGCTATAGCTCTGGCCACATCCTTCGTGGTTGCAAAATTGGTATCTGGATTAGCTGCTATGTTCACTATCTCAGTGATATCGGTCCCGTTGATAAAGACCTTCCTACCTTTAAGGTTGAGAGTTCCATCTGCAGCATCGAGTCTTAGTTCGGAGCCTTTTTTGTAAAGAACCTCGTGGACCCGCATAGTGTTACCGCCGATTACATAATAGACGTTGCCGTCTTCCCTTTTTTGATAACCAGGGGTGGTTGCCATATACGCTCCTTATTTTCTTTTAAATTAAAACAAATTTTGTACATAAGATCGCCGCCAATTTTATGAACTTTTTTGGAGGCACTTAAAATGAAGAGATTCGGTTCATTTAAGCCGCTAGATTCAGTTGTCTCTCAGGATAAACTATCTAATCTCCACGTAGCAGTCAGCTCTGTATCAGAGCTGACTGAGGAGTATCCTAATAACACGATAGCTGTATTCATCAAAGCGGACGGGATTTATGAGCAAGGAGATGTTGCCGTCAAGAAGAATGGTGTGTGGACTAGGCTAAAGTCTCACTTTGCCTCAGTTGGTCCTGTCACTAATCTCAGAGGATTTAGACTTGATAAAAAGGTTTATCTAAAGTATAAATCTCCTACAGATAGTGTTGATAATAGAGGCAATATTACTGCCAGATGGAGAAAGGAAATCGTAGTAAGAAAGTACGGCTCCGCTCCTACAACTGAATACGATGGAACTATTGTGCGAGTTGTCACTAGGAAGAATGTTTTCAATGACAATGCTTCTCAGTATTTGGTGGACTATATCCCAGATGCTGATAAAGACTCTCAGTGGTATTACAGAGTATTTGTAGTCGCTGACAATGGAAAAATTGATTATAATAACACAGCACCTGGTATCACTATTTACGATATGCCATGGAGTAGTGTAATTGAAGCTGTGAGAGACGGACAGGCTAGTAAGATCTTTTCTGTTGGAGATGCGTTTAGGCTTGATGACGGCAATGAACTTGTTATAGCTAATATAACAACACGTTCTCCATACAGAATAACCATGCTTCTCAGGTATCCTAGATATATGATGCCGTTTGATGGAGTTAAAGGTCAGTATAGACTAACAAGAGATACAAGAGTAGTCGCCAGGAAAACCTACTATACAGTCGATCCTTCATCTCCTACTGGATACAGCGTTGCATCTTTGTATTCTGGTACTCCGATAACAATAGATCTATACGAGGAAGTTAAGGCTGGTATCTCAAGTAAAGGCGATGCTGGCAGAATAACTAATGGATGCAATAGGTGGTCCATATCCGACATTAGGTATTGGATGAATCTCATGAATTACTCATCTGTATCTAGCGCAGATAAAGCATTTATGAGACTACATGGCGGAGAACTTACTGAAGAGGAGTTTGATAACCCTTCAATCATACCAAATAGCAAGCCGATTCCCCCGTACTTATATCTTAAGAGGTACCAGCCTGATATCCTTGGGTGCATAGCAACTACGACTTGCAAAACTGCACTTCCGCCTGTAGACGGCATTAATATGGAAGAAACTCAAGATAAGTTCTTTATTCCTTCTTATACAGAAATAACTGGTGAGAAGAATAATGATAAGTATTCAGAGGGGTCCCAGCTTGAATTGTATTCCGAAGGTTTAGAAACTGGTGTGTGTAAAAGACTTGTAGTTGATGGAGGTGAAACATCCTTCATAGAAGCTGCATGTTTTACACGATCTCCATATCTCGGAGATTCGTCTAATGGGTTCCAACTTCTACCTACATACGGAGGAGAAGCTAGGCTCATGACGGCCAAAACTGACGGTGCGATACTAGTCGCATTTAACATAGGTTAAGGAGTTAATTATGGCAAAAAGATTTGGAGAAATTAGACAGCCAGAACAACTCCTCGATGTGGAGAATCTGACTGGATACATTTATGCTACAGAGGAACTGCCCGATCCATCCTCAGTAGAGCTTCTAACTTGCAGATTTCTGCTTAAGTATCAAGAAATAGGAGAAGATCGTTATGCTCCTGGCAGAATCTATATTGTCAGACTCATTGATGATCAGCCTACTTGGATCGATATTACCATAACTGAACGAGGGGCACTTGCTGCTCCATCTGGTGTATGGAAACGTCTGACAACTGATGCTATCATTCTACATTGGCTGAGTCCTGAAGATGTAGTAGATAATGAAGATCCTTTCGAATCTGCCACATGGGATCATGATGTGATAGTCAGAAAGAGAGGTGAGGTTCCTACTAATCCCCAAGACGGAGAAGTTGTAGGATATTCTCCAATTAAAAGTCAGTATCATGAAAACTCTTTGGGGTTCGTGCATCCGCTAGATCCTGCTTATGACAAAGACTACTATTACAGAATCTTTGCTGTGACCAAGAGCGGTGTATACACAGGATCCGATCCTATTAAAGCTTCATGGACATGGCCAGAAATTAGAGAGGAAATAGGTAAGAGCGAGGATAATATCGGACTTTACAAAAAGATGTTTCGTATAGGAGATATATTCCCACTTCCTAAACATTCCAAGTATGGTACTCTTTATGCCCAGCTTGTAGACTGCAAATATTCTCTAAAGCGTGAATACAGTGGTGGTAGCGCTCACATATACAATCCAGAGAGTCTGACATTCATGATAACCAATGTGTTAGGAGCTAACTCTTCTGGTTGTGGTGGGTTGTCATTCGACAATAAAGAGCTTAAGTACACTCTCACCAATGATACTGTGTTTAAAACTAATAAGAAGTATTTTGTAAGAGATCCTTCTGTTAGTGTAACTGATGCTACCTCTGAAGATGAATTATTTGTAGAATACAACTACAGAGAAACTTATTCTGCAGGTGCACATTTGCCAACAACATTGCTTGAGAGCTATGATGGGCATTGTAAGAATGACATATATGAGCTAAACACATCTATACGGTATTTCCAGAACAATTCTGCTATACGAGCAAGAGAAATAGATGTAACAGCACAGGTATTTAACATGTCAGGAAATGGGTCGTGGGTAGAATCTAATATCAGATCTTGGCTAAACACCGATCTTCCTTCTGTGACAGCACTTTCTAGTGCAGGATATTCACAGTATCCAACTAACGACAGATATGGATGGAAATTAGTTACACCAGAATCTCGGTGGAAAGAAGCGTCTGATGAGATAATCAACCAGGATGAATCCAAGACCAATGTGTGGTTTAGTAATCCTCGTAATGGTTGGTTCTATGCAGATGTAACTAACTTACAGAATGTCGCACCTGAGGATCCTGATTCTGCTCATTACGTAGATATTCCGTTGTTCACACACGGATTCCGTGATACAGAAGAGGGCAGAGCTTTCCTAGACTGCGTAATGACATCATACATCAGTACATTTACTGATGCTTATGTTAACAGAAACATTAAAGACACTGTTAATGACAACTCCAATGTAAGCACAGTAATAGTTAAGCAGTCTCTTGATAAGTTTTGGCTACCATCTTTCGTAGAGATATTCGGAAAGAATGCTCGTGCCGGGTACAATGGAGATATCAACACTTCTAACTTTGGATCCAACAATGAAGGATCCTGTTTCAAGTTATTCAACTCATCATTTGATGAAGTTGAGATAAAAAGAAGTGTTCCTTATTCAAGAGATCTTCGGATTAAACTAGACCTACTCGGCAATCCGTGCAAGTGGTACACTAGGTCAGTTGATCAAACATCTCCAGGTAGAGTGTTCTATGTTGACAAGGATCTTCCTGAAGATACAAGGGATCCAATGTCAAGCATTGCACTAACGTGTACTGCACATAGACCTTCAACTGATGATCCTATAGGCGCAGTTGTGTGCTTCACTATCGCATAAAAAAGAAGACTCACGTACAGGTGTGGCATCTGCCACACCTGTACGCTTGAGTTTTGTCTTACTTGGTCTTCTTCTTGGAAGCCTTCTTCTCTTTGTACTTCTCCACAAGTTTGCCGATAACCTTGACACCTGCAAGAACAGCTGTAATAACTTCAGCAGCATTGGCGTTATCACTGATGGTCAAAAGCTGGCAGTTCGGCCAGATCTTCAGGATCGTCTCAACGACAGCATTGAAGTTCTTGCGCAGTTTCTCCTTGTCTAGGACACCTCCGGCAAGCCTTGTATGGTTAACAGTCTTGCCTGTACGCTCGACGAATGTACATGCTACTTCGTCAAGTTGATGCCATGCGTCAACGAGTTCCTCATTGGTAGGTTCCTTACCAGCCTGATCATCAGTAGTCGTACCTTCATCTTCCTTGGTGTCTTTCTTGGCGATCTGCCCGAGCTCAAGACGAAGGTTCTTCGTCCTTGTTGCAAGGATAGCACCGTCGTCAACATCGACTGTCTCGGAAACGGTGTACACAGCCTTGACACAATGATTTTCGTCGTACGCTTCTTTAGCATACGGATCGAGAGCCTTAGCGGCTGCTTTCATGAGTTTGACGGCCGCAATATCCCGACGATTACGAAGATCTTCACTGTCGTTGTCGTTGTAAGAAGTAGCCTTACCGACTAGACAGTTAATGCCTTCGATCAGAAGTCTGAGACCATTCTTAGTGATGGTAACATCAGCTTCTGTGGTTTCCTTGAGCTCGAGGTCCTTTACCTTCTGAGCTTCAAGTTCACGCCTCTTGCGAAGCTCCATGATCTGCTGATCGATCTTCGCGACCTCATTCTTCTTGTCTTCTAGTTCCTTACTCATTGATTTGCTCCTTTGATTACAGCTCTTTAGCAGCCTCTTCAGGTGTTGAGTAAAGATGACTACTAAGATCTTTCAGTGTTGATTTGATAATTATCGGATGTGAAGCTCCCTTAGGATAGATTTCGCATATAGCCTCTTCTCCAGAAGGACTCACACTCCAATTTCCTACACCCTCGTTACCACGTCCGAGCCAGCTGTACCTCACTTCATTGATATACGCTATACCACTTGGTATAAGAGATACTCCTGCTTTCTTGGTCGGACCGAACTCTTCTTGCAAGTCCAGGTCTCTCCTTGCTACGTAATATCCTATAAGCATATTTCATTCTCCTTGTTGTATGCTTGCTATGTGATAGTAGACACTGTGTTAGGAATTACATCCACCATGAGTCTATCTGATGTTGTTGACTGTATACCGAGATTCTCGAGAGCTTTAATAGCTATATCGGTTTTCTCCTTCGTATAGTCAGCACATAGATCTGACACCAACGCGATTCTGTCTGCTGGAAGAAGACTATTCAAGAACACAGTATTGGCTAATACACATAAAGAGGTTCTTATCCCACAGACAAATATGTGTTCTCTATTCTCTTGAAGTTGAGAGAAACACGATTTAATTTTGTCTGCAAGATTAGTGTCTCCAAATGTTGTTTTAGTGACTATGTGTCCTTTAGGTATGATGACATTACCAAGGCTGTCTTTAGTCAGCTCGGGAATGATCATATCTCCAGACTCCTTGGTAGCGAATATCTGCCATCCAAGTTTTCTGCAACTGAGAGCGAATTTGATAAACTTGTTCTTAAGATCAACTCCGCAAACTCCTCCCAGTGTAACTACGTTGTAAGCCCCTTCTAGTAAGAAGTCGGATTCAACGTCTATGAATATAACTGCGTTCATTTTATTCTCCTTGTGGTTAGGTTACCAAATTGATAATAAATAGATAAACTTAAAAAGAACAAAAAAGAAGAGGCCTTTCGGCCTCCCCTTTTTAGATGTCCTCTGGAGCCTTACGATAGGCTATCCAGAACAACCCATCTCCCAACAATACACCTATGCCTATCATCCACCAGGATGTAGACAATGGTAATCCACAGCACGCTATTAAATTTCCGCCTATACAAGCTACCGATTGCATCACCGGTCTCAAGTTATCATGCATTTCACGATCTTCGCCATGATAAATCAATCTGCGCATTCTGTTGTTGCAACAGATTATATTCCTAGCTACGACCATGTCACACATGGCAGTCATCATGTAGTATGCCCATGTTGGAACTGAGTTATAGACCATCAAAGGTATCAGTGCAATATACATCACCATTTCAACAATTAAGAAGTACCTGTAAAATCTGTATATTTTCTTCCCGTACCGAGTGAATACGGAATTGACAAGTATTATTCCGATAGACATCATCATTCCTTTTGTCGCTATAAGCTGTGAGCTTACTTGCGTCATAATGAATTTATGAGTCACCGGAGTACCTGCAGATAGAAACAAGGTGCTCCAGAAAGTTGATAACAGCAACCATTGACTGCACATCCAACAAATGCAATTTTTCATTGTTATTCCTTTCCTGTTTACTACCTAGGTAATAAATATTCGATAAAAAATGAACTACACGCAATACTCCTAGTGTGCGGCAATACCGCACACTAGGAGATTAGTCATTTACACGACCTCGTGATTAATGTCTACAGAATTTATCTCATTTACAACATGAGCGTATTCCTCTCGTGTCACTGAAACCGACTTAGATATCAGCCAGACTATTTTGTCGTTTTCATAGGGGTTGACCATTTCCCCATATGTCCCGATAAATATCCAGTATACCGAAAGAACTTTAGGGATAGTCCCCTTTATTCTCCATGGATGTATTTTATTTATCGGGAGAGTTATAGTCTCTTCTTCTCCGGATGACCGTCTGGCAGTGAAAGTTATCTTCCTGAATTCTTCTTGGCTACTTTCCATGGCTTCTCCTATTCTAATTAGAATACAGATATTCCAGACGTCGATGTATCTGCGCCCTCTGATTCAGGGTCGTCAGCGTATATGTCTTTTATTGACATGTCCGGACCATCTATGTCGTCAAGAATCCCGACGTTAGTGAATCTGTACGCACAGTATTTATCTTCAGACGGTGTGTCGTTGACATATCTGTGCTTATTCCACGCAAACGTCAGGTAAGGCACTCCGTGGTGATTCTTTTCGATCTCCATGAAGAACAACACATCTAACTCTCTTTTTATACCTTTGCAGTCGGCTAGATGGAACTCTCCATATTGTTTTACAATATTCAGTTTCCCACTTACAGCCAGCTGAGACGCATTGGTGTCCATCTGCAATCCGGTTGAGAAGAATATTCCGTGATGAGATGTGTGGTTGTGGAACCTTTCCACTAGTTTCTGTAATTGGACGGCCGCGTTCTGATCTTTATCTTCGGCACTTCTACTACACAGAGTAATGTAGTCCAATACAGTTGCTACGACCTTTCCACTATATTTTTTTTCCGTTTCCTCTACGAGTTCTTCATATTCGTGGAATCCGAATGCATCGCCCATTCGTCTTTTGGCTATCATTCTAAATCCATTCTTGTTGAACTCTTTGATGATATATTCCACCATCTCTTCCTTAGAAAGATCTCCAGGCTCCTTCTTGAATGTGTTCCTGTAGAGTTTCTGATACCAATCTAGTAAGTTGGCTTGAACCTCATTTTCAAGAGAGATGAATAGAACTATCGGCTTGAGATCTCCATTGTCTGGTGGCTTATTTAGTGTACAGATCCATCTAGCCATATCCATCAGGAGTCCTGATTTGTAGTTATGAGATCTGGCAGCAATTGCAAATAGCTCTCCATACGAGGCTCCTTTCTTAGGACCCCACATACGGTTGAATCCCTGCCAACCGAACCTAATAATAGATCCGGTGTCTTTCTTCTGCTGAGCTGCTAATGCTTTTGTTATAGACTTAGGATCAGCCATATCGATCTCTTCGATCGGTATTTCATCTGCACTCTTTAGATCTTCTTGAGTGAGATCTGTTCTCAGCGTCTCTGCGTCAGCTAGGAGCTGCTGCAATAGAGCATCCTGTTTTTCTTCGTCTGCTTCACAACTTGCTTTTCTGAAGTTGAGGAGCATCTTGCGAACTCGTCTATCGCCTCGCATCCAAGTGATGCCGTTTCGAACACGATTGAACAACGTTCTAATTCTTTGTTCTGAAACTGGTTCAGTTGGAGTTAGAAGATTTTTAAGTTCGTCGAATTGAAATTTGCATTCAGCAAATGCAGGATCTTGAGAATACTTAAGTAGAGTATCTGAGACCTCAGCTCTGTTTGAGAGATTCAAAACACCCTTGGACACATCTCTCAAAAGATTAACATACAAAATGTTGATTGGACGCATCAGAGTTCTCTCTTCAGCGGATATCTCATCAAACATTTTCACAACAGCTCGTGCGAGTTCTGCTGACTTTTCACCTGGAGCATAAGCAGTCAAACACAAGGAGTTGAGATACACATCAGATGATTTTACATTCATCTAGAATTCCCTTCAAATAAAGCCGATAACCGGCTATTATATGTCTGCCGACGGTAAAGTTATACCGTCGTTTAACTTAAATAGGAAGAGCAATATGACTCCTTACATTCAAGTTATACGAGGCAGTTACGGTTGTTCTGGAAGAGGCAAAAATTCAATTTATAACTGGAATACACCTGAGGCGTTCCAGAAGGATCTGGAACGTCTTGCTCCAGCTTATAAGTTGCGCTTTGCACTTGACCAGACTATTGCCGTATCTTACCTCATGTGGCTTTATGGCGCTGAAGCAGATGCATTCGTTTGCGCCTATGGTGATTGGTTGAAAGATTTCATTTTCAAACATCTCGCTAAGTTTGAGAAAGATGCATTTAGTGATGCAGTGACTAGCAAACTCTATCAAGCTGCTAAGAACATCACTACTTGCTGGTACAGTAATGACTGGATAGATGTTCCTGCAAGTGACATCATCTCCTATGTGTACAAATCTCAGTCTGGTATAGACGAGGTTGCACCTGTAGCACTAGATGTTGCCATGGCAGCTCCTTACCTGATGTTCAGGAATAGTCTGATGGCATCAGAGGATTATGCTGGTCCAGTTGAAGTTCCTTATTACCGACTAGGTCAGTATGACGGACCTGTTTTGTTCATCTACGGAACTAAAATAGGAACCGGGTTTACCAAGGAATATCCAGTTGAGACTATGGAGTCTAAGTCGTTCGCTATGCTCATGTCTTCAGCGAATCAGATAAACGCTCCGATACTCAAGTTCCTTACTAGAGTTACTCTTACCAACGTAGATGCGTTTGAGAAAATACTCAAATTCATCGCCGACAGACGCCTATCTTGTGACCCAACAACGGTCTGTAATGGTAATAGTAAACTATTTTATGCAACTTACCTCGTACTTAATGAACTCTTCGACGTCGATTTCCTCGACGTTTTCAACAGAGGAGGCTACATTAGATCCGTAAGACGCGCTGACTACGAAGGCATAGGGCAGACTCTTTTGAGTCTGCTTGTGTACCTTAACGAGCGTTATGGAACAGTAGCTACTTCTAGAGACCTGTTCGTCAGGTTCTTCGGAAATAAGATTATCAATAGCAAAGATGAAGCTCTTACCAGAGCCATACGTTTTGCTGCTACTAATGGAACATGCGCTTGCTGTGCCGAAGATAAGGAAGCTGTCGAGTCGCTCGGCATGAGTTGCGAAGCGATGAAACTGATAATTTCAGATTCTCAGAACACCACTATACCTGCTGAGGTACGTGGGGCTGATGAAGCTGCGAAAGAAAATGAAGGCGATCAAGGAGAAAACCTTGATTTGTCCGACCTGCCTGAACTAGATGTTGCCGAACCCGGCCTCGAAGCAGAAGAGGAAGATGACACTGTGACAGACGGTGATCAGACTGAGGGTGAGGATGACTCTTCATCTGGAGATGACAACAAGGATGATAATGCCGCCCCTAAGCAAGACGACACTGCATCCGGCGACGATAACCAAGGACTTGATGATCCGGGTGGTGATTCAGGGTCCGATCCAACTAACTCCAATACGCAAGGATCGAACACTCCAGAGGAAATCGACGCTTCGGACGATGATGGAATAGTATTCGAGATTTCGCCTGAAGGATCGGAAACAGTAGATTCGGTTATGGCCAGGGAAGAACTTGACAAATTCATCTCTGACATCTTAGTAAACCCTCCCAAGCAATTGTCACCCCAGGCTGTTAGTGCCTTAACCACACTGCAGAAGAACTGGGTCCACATCCTCAGCGTGGCGACAATAGTGGGTATTCTGGGTAAGCTCGTCGAGCTCCCGGAAAAGTTCAAAAACATCAAAACAACACATGGAGATAATTCATGAGTAAGAAGTTCGATGACTTCATCAGCGGGTGTGTAAAAGCCATTGCTGGTGAGAAGTCTACCCTTCCTGCTGACTTCACGGCTGCCGCTAAGGTGCTAGGTGAGAAGGTTGAGAAGTGGGGCATGGATAACCACCTGTTCGTTCAGCAGCCGCTGCCGCGTGGTGGTAAGTTCTTCGCAGCTACGGAATCGCTTACCGGCGATCAGCTCGAGACTGCTATCTCTGCCCAGTGCGTCGCAGACCTCATCGCTGATGCTGGTATTCCGAAGTGCTATCAGGAAGCTGCTACAGCTCGCGTTGCGGCCATCCTCTGCCAGGTCGTTGGCAAGAATGGTTCGATCGCGTTCACCGATTACAACACGAACGACACTGAGATTCGTGGTGAGCTCAAATCGCTCGAGTCCCTCTATGGTCCTTCGCTTTGGCAGGCGGTTGCGCCGGCTACGGAAGCGTTCGGCCTTCAGATGGATCGCGTGACGCCTGACCTCAAGACGATCCTCACGGTCGCTCTGCTTCAGTTCCACGTCGCGCTCACGCCTCGCGTTGTGCCGATCCAGTCCGTGACTCAGTCGAACGTCCAGATCACCCGTGAGATGATGGAAGTGTTCGATATGTCGCAGCCTGAGCAGAAGCCCACGCGCATCATCGAGCTCTATCGCGATCCTGACATGGTGGACAACCGTGCGGTCCGCATTGAGCCGCTGCTCGACAACGACGAGAATGTTGTCGAAGGCAAGGGTGGTACGTATCTGGTTGCCGACGGCATCTACCGTCTAGAGGAAGAGCTCAACCTCTTCAAGCTAGCTCTTTGCGCCGGTACTGATCCGACGAAGAAGAACTACATGAAGCCGGGTTGGGAGAAGTTCAACCACACGGATATCATCGAGGACGGCATCGTCGTCGATGGGCTCCTCGTTGAGCTTTCGACCGGTACTGGCGACAATGCTAAGTCCGAGCAGTTCCTCCTGGAGGTTCCGAAGGACAAGGCGCGTCTGACGCAGGTCCCGAACGATTATCGTTCGACTGAGCGTCGCCTGCAGCTCGACCGTACGACCCTTCCGCTCAATGCCGCGACTCCGGTTTATGGTTCCGACCAGGCTAGTGAGATCCTCGCTGCATACACGGCTGCGTCTGGCAAGTACCTCGCTCTCCGCATCAACCTCAATGCGTCTGTCGATCGCAAGACCGGCAATGCGAAGGCTTCCTGCTGGGGTAAAGCTGCTATCCGTACGCTCAACAGCAGTGTCACGCTCGAAGCGGCTGACACGACATTCCTCCAGGGCCTCACGGTTAAGTACCTCGGTGTCAAGATCGATGCTCGCTATAACGAGGACAACAAGCGCAAGACCTCGATTCGCGTCGAGATCAACCGCCGCAATATGTCCTACGAGCTTCCTGCCGGCCGTAACTTCGTGATGGACTTCGCGATCGGCCAGGAGGGTGCGACGAACGCCGCTGCCCGCCTCGCGCAGGTCGAGTGCATCGGCCGTGACGGCAAGATCGTCAAGGTCATCTCTGAGACGCTCAACTACGTCCACAACCTCCGTTGGGATCGTGGGTTCAGCGAAGAGGTCAATGCTGAAATCGCTTCGACGTATGCCGCTGGCGACCTTGTCAATCAGACGGCTTACACCGGCACGATTGACTTCGGCACGGGCTTCCTGGCGATCCGCTCGTCGGATGCTACGGGTGACATCAAGCAGTTCCTCGCGGTTCGCTTGAACAAGATCATCACTGGCCTGAACGCCTGCTCGCTCATCGAGAAGCAGCTCGCTCAGGGTACGCCGGTGTCGTATCGTCTCATCACCTCGCCGTATCTGCTCGGCACGATCCTCGCCTGCCACCACATCCATGCTCACCTTGACCAGAACAGCCAGGCCGGTTCCGGTGCGGTTGAGTACGTCATCAAGCTGGATTGCGGTGCTCGCCTCGAGGTCGTTACGACGACCTTTAAGTCGATGTATGACAAGATGCTCATCATCCCATACTTCGAGGACTCCCCGGCGTCGATGTTCAACTTCGGTACGGACTTCGACCAGGGCACACTCGTCGGTGCTATCACGCTCGGCGCGGACAACAGTGCGGCTCACAACCGCATGTTCTCCACGACTCGTGAGGCGCTCATCCCGACGAACGTCGTGGGTGCTGTCCTGACGATCACTGGCCTTGGCGATCCTCGTGTCGCTATGGACTTCCCGTCCATGACGGAGGCCTAATCCTTAGTAGTCGGGTGATTACTAGAGGCAATGCTGGTACGCTAGGAGTGGGCTGCAAGGCCCACTCCTAGCTATCATCTTGCTTCTTATTTTTTAGCGCGCTTCTTCTTAGCAGGCTTGGGACGGATCTGAGACATCCTGTAGATCATCTCTCCATGGTCGAAATAGTGCAGAGGGAATATTTCGTACACTACTTCTACTCCATACAGATCTCTACGATGCTCAAAGTAGTTTGTACTGCGGATGAATAGTTCTCTTCCATCCTTGCCGCCTTTAATAGGATATCCTCTGTCAAGGAATCCCTCATGACACTTGGCAATAGCGAGACCGCCAGTATCATCGTTCTCATATACAGCTACCGCATCTCCTTCAGAGATATTAAGCAACTGTGTTGCAGGCTTACTGAACTGTAGACGTCCATCTTTAAGAAGAGTAACCACAGGTTTCTCCTCTTCTTTCATGAACATCCGTAGCAGTCTTTCTTTCATATCACTTAGGTGATACTTTATGTTTTGTAGTTTACTCATTGTTTACTCCTTTAGTGGTTAATAAATCCAAGTATGTAATATATACATAAATCAAATAAGCATAAAAAAGAGTTAGACCCACGACGTATTACGTCGTGGGTCCTCGTCACTTCCTTTATTTTTTAGCTGCGTCTGAGGGATAGCCCAGGACTAGGTGTTTCCCATCTTCACTGATATAGACCTTAGCGTCATGCCAGTGGCCATCGTGAGCAGATCTTTGGATAAGTTGCTCACATTGAACTGCGCTGCAAGGAAGGGACACTCTGATTACTTCTTTCACAGTGGACTCCTTGTAGTGGTTAAGTTAAATTTACCAAGGAAAGGAATTGATCTCTTCCTCAGTAGGTTCTGTTGTTGAGGTGCTCATGCCAGTCTTGACAGTGAGCGAAGCCATTTCAAAGATGTCTTTCACAAGAATATTTCCACTCATGCCAATCAACTGCCATCCATGATAGATGAGAGCTCCATTGATGAACATGCTAACATCGATATCATACTTGTTAACATCATCTGGAATCTTGTGACCATCTTCTTGAAGATGAATGTGGTGGATCTCTTCCCAGAATTTGTCTTCAGGATATTGCCACTGCACTGGAGTGCTGAGATGATCTCCAGATGCCATCTCTATCTTCTTGAAGAATGTTAGGAACAGTCCTTTTAGTTGTTCGTAATTAAGACGAGCTTCTTTTGGAATCCAAGCGCTCTGATCCGAGTCTAGAACCTTGGTCCCGTTAAGACGAACCTGAATGGTAGCCATTACGAACTTCTCGTTAGAATGATCTTTGCCATCAGGTTCTTTCTTGGCTAAGTTGTACTTGTCAACGATTTCGTCGTCTTTAGCACCAAAAGCGATTTCGTTTAGCATTACATCAACCTCTCTTTCTTTTCATTCGTGTTGTGAAATGTTCCGTCTGGATCTATGGCTATAAGGTTCTGTCTGAACATTCTAGCAACAGCACCATCAGACGCTATGAAAGGGCATCCGATATTGATAGCAGCGTGAAGGTCGTCTGATCTTTCAAGCCTTGACATCTTGCCATTGGCAACTTGTTTGTGTATAGCTTCACTTGCATCTTCTACAGATTTTTCGTACACTACAACTTGCCTTTGAACAGTTTGCCATACAGTTACAATGAACGGACGGGGTTTCCTGTCATCGTCACTGATTATCTTCATTGCGTCGTGATTCGGTGCGCTAGTCCACATGGCTGTAACAAATTCAGCATACTGAGTTATGATGCGAACAAACCCAGCAGCAGCTAGGCGATTTATCGCTCTCTGTCTAACACAGATTTCATTTCCGTATGCTGGCATTGCGGAATCCGGGTCATTGTTATCATATACAACAACCCTATCTGATCTGATAGCATCTCCGACCTTGGCGTGTGATGCTTCATCTAGCAACCGGCTTATACAATCCGGCGTAGTTCTGTTAGATGTATTCATTTGTTTGTTCCTTATTTGGTTTTGGGTCCTTCACAATAGATCCTCATATCTATGAGGCTATTGGAAAATTTATTGCAAATAGCTTCTTCAACCGTCTTCTTGTCTAGATGACCTAGACCAGATCCTATTAAAGGTGTTGCAACTGAAGTTAGTTTCAGCTTCTCAAGATATTTCTTTAGGTTAGTAACCCCAGCTTGTATCCATTCCATCTGGCTAGGATCTCTCCAGTGATTCTTGGTGGCAAGACAAATTATCATCCTCTTCTTGCCTGTGACTAAATCTTTGGTCTGTACACCTAATATTCCTCCTGGTGACATCATACCTATTCCACAGTATGTCTTGTAGTTTGTGAATAGATGCTCATATCTTTCCTTGGCTTGTTTGGCTAAACCTGCACCCATAACTCCAACACAGTTGACAGGTATCACTATAGCCTGAGCGTCATCATCAAATATGTCCTGAGGTAGGACGATACGTGTTATCATCTTGTAGGTCCTTTCGTTGTTAATAGCTGACATAAAAGTCAGTACAATACATTGCTGTCTTGCGCAAGATAATAAATACTCAAGCATCCTACTGTCCCATTATGGGACAGTAGGATGGAGTGAAAGATATTACCTTCCAGTTGAACCAAATCCACCAGTACCACGATCTGTCTCTGAGAGTTCTTCTACCTTAATAGGATCTGCGAATGTAACTGGTGAAAGGACAAGCTGTGCGATCTTGTCTCCACGGTTTACACGATAAACAGGAACAGATGAGAACAAGATAATCCCGATCTCTCCGCGGTATTTGGAGTCGATTGTTCCTGGAGAATTCCAAACGGTGATGCCCTTGGAAGCCAATCCTGATCTCGGACGAACCTGAAGTTCGTATCCGTCAGGTATTTCAGCTGCTATGCCAGTTTTGACAATAACAGGTCGGTTTAAAGGAAGCTCGACGTCATGCAGGGCAAACACATCCATCCCAGCGTCACCCTCATGTGCGTAACGTGGAAGCATAGCCCCACTATCTAGTTTCTTAAATCCTAACTTGATTTTAGTGCTCATCTATGTGCTCCCTGATTAAACAATTGCCATTTCACCCTTACCGACCATGTAGCTGATGAATGCAGACTTGATCGTGTTGGGAATCTGTGCCTTCGAGAGTTTCTTGGTGGTGTAGATGATAACATCTTCATCATCGCAAAAAAGCACGATCTGGGGCTCAGGTATTCCATCGTACTTATTTCTGTAACTGACAGAGAATGTTCTATCTCCTACAGTTACAATGTGAATGGCATCGACATCGCATAGTTCGCTGTACTCTACCGTGACATCAGCGCTCGAGTGGATCTTAATGACAGATTTTTTCATTTGGTTTCTCCTAAGAGTTTAGCCATATTGGCATGCTGAATTTTAGTTGTGCCGAAGTCCACAGGCTGCTGCATTTTCAAGCCTCTACGTAAAGCAGACTCTGCTTGGCACAAGAAGCTTATAGCATCAATGAAGTGAGCACAGTATTGGCTCACTTCTTCTCCTTTGTACTTCACCTTAACCTCAATGTGAGGAACATCTACTGGAGATTCCATAGGTCTACATGCCCCTGGATATCAAGTAGTCAACTGCATCGTTGATGGTCTTTAGACTCTCTGCATCTCCCTCTGGAATGCTAATTCCAAATTCTTCCTCTAGAGACATCAATAGTTCAATACAATCTAAAGAGTCCGCGGCAAGATCGTTAACTATACTAGCAGTCGGTGTAGCTTGTTCCTTATCTACACCCAACTGATCAATAACGATCTCTGTTACTTTCTTAAGTATCTCTTCCTTGCTCATTTTGTTACCTTTTTTGATGGTTAAATTGGTCGGAGTTGAGGGATTTGAACCCCCGACTTACTGCTCCCAAAGCAGTCGCACTACCAGGCTGTGCTAAACTCCGAATGGTGGACGATGAGAGATTTGAACTCCCGACTTAGTGCGTGTAAAGCACTCACTCTGACCAACTGAGTTAATCGTCCTTTTTGGTTGTCCTGCCCGGATTCGAACCAGAACTAAGAGAATCAAAGTCTCCTGTGCTGCCAATACACTACAGGACAACTACTACAGCACATTACTTGTAAACCGGGAACGACGAGACGTGGATAGCTCCGACATCAAACACGTCTCTAATGAGATCTTCGACTAGAGTTGTCTGCAGTCCCTTAATATTGGCTAGTGAATCTGCCTGATACGTCAGACCTATGCCAGGAAATTCTGCGAAATCCCAAATGGTGTCATACTGATCGACAACCCTGTCAAACTTGGGCTCGAACCTGCTGTGTGCAAATAGCAACTTAAACAGGCGAATAAATTCGTCGTGACTGATCTTGTACGAAGGCTTATCTACCTCCTCCATCTTACCATGATAGGTAGATATAAGCTTGACGTTGAGCTTGAGTCCGCCAAACGAATGTTTCCTCTTAAGGAAGAACTTGTATGCCTCGACCAGATCCGGGTCGCTTACATATACCCAGACCGTTTTCTCATTGAAATCAAACTCAGTGATCACCTTCTCGCAGTTAGCGAGTAGTGTCTCGATCTTAGTAGCCATCTCTGTAATCGGATTGGCGAGTGTCGGAAGTATCGAGATAGGCGACGCTTTCAAATCATCATCTGTTTTGAATAGCTTGCGAACGTCGGATTTGATCTTACGCGGTTTTGCCATTTTGGCCTCCTTATTGTTTATGGTTTGTTATATTGGTAGGACTTGCGGGGATCGAACCCGCGACCCTGTCATTAAAAGTGACATGCTCTACCTACTGAGCTAAAGTCCCACCGAAATTGTTTATTTAGCTACAGGTTTCTGCTTCACATAGATCTTGCAAATGCAAGGAACCCCATAGTCCTTGTTTTTCACAAAATCTTCACAGTGGCATTTCGTACCGTTAGCTTTAGCCTGGCACGGGCAATAGCCGCCATTTTTATCAATAGCATCGAGCACTTTATTCACTTGAGCAGTAGTCAATCCCTCATTAAGACGAACAACGTAATCAGTTGCTACAGGAGCTGGTGTTGGATCTGGTGCAGGTTGCGGCTTCGGTTCTGCCGGTTTACTTGCTAGAATCTTTTTAAGAGCCGCAATCATCTTCTTGGCACCAGCGTCTTTAGTTTCTTTGCCACGAAGAGTGTCACCATCTACATAAGTGTCCGAAATAATTTTCTTCCCGTCTTTCGACCAAAGAGTGATGCGGAATCCAGGAAACCACTTTATTTTGCCTGCATTGAAAATCCAGTTGTATAATGTTTGCCCTTTGTCTTTATCCCCTGAATACTGAAACACAAAATACACATCTGCAGATGTCATCCACGTGATGAAAGACTTTTGCATCATGCATGCCTCTGTTGCTATACAGCTGCCGCATTTGTCTCCGTTGGACCAGCATGTTATAATAAACTTATACTGCTTCTTAGCCAGAGCAAGCGCAGACTTATAGTTCTTATTCCATATACCCAATTTGGGTGCAGAACTAGAACGTTTCTTTAGAAAATTAGATGTTGTTCCCATGATTGTTACCTTTTAGTTTACTGGTTGTTGGTGCTCCAGATGGGACTCGAACCCATATTCCTTTACAGGAAGCGGATTTTAAGTCCGCTGCGTATGCCATTTCGCCACTGGAGCAGTGGCGGGCCTGGCGGGACTCGAACCCACTACCCGCTGCTTAGAAGGCAGCTGCTCTGTCCAGATGAGCTACAGGCCCATTGGCACCTCCAAGGAGAATCGAACTCCTCTAACGAGCATGAAAAGCTCGTGTCCTAGCCGATAGACGATGGAGGCCCGGGATAACCAGATTAACGTACTGGATTTTATCGATTGCTCATCTACCCGATGTATGAAAGCGCAGAACATTGCTGCGACGGCGAGCCATCTAAGTAGAATTCGTCGATAACGTGCGTTAGGAGGGGTTGCAAACCTGTCTCGTCGTATTAGAACGCACCAGTCCGGCGCGAGGATTTAGAACTTTAGTTGAAAGGATTGGTTCACTCATCCGACTGAGCCCATCTATCTGGGTCCGAAGGACTTCCTCCAGTTATTCCGAATTCAGATTATCTCATACGGGGCGGAATCACATACTTACCTTTCGCTCGTCACTACTAGACTAAGTACGATATTGCCGTTTAAGCATAAGCGGAACTAAAGGGCATTGCAGTCCGTGCCCTGTAGCGGGCTCATCATTCCACTTACATCCGTCTGACTTTAAACCCTCATCTGAGTGAACCAAATTGTTGAAGCTGTATGGAGCACTAGACGGGACTCGAACAAAGATTGTACTTGCGAATCCATCTTCTAACAGATGTGCTAGTTACATTGTAACGTCTATCAATAGCCGCCAATGAATTATCTCTTTTTAGTACTTCCTCTAATTCTTCTTTAGAAGGAGATTTTTCTTTAAGCTTCTGTCTAATGCAAGCACTGCATAAATTTCCTTTCGCCTTTTGATACATAGATCTCCCACATGAAGAACAGTGTCTTGTTTCAACTACATCATTTATGTGGGAATATGGAGAAGGGTCTCCTTTTCTAATAAAAGCGTGTAATTTTGAATGCTGAGATTGTGTTAATACCATTAAGTTTTCAGGAGAATTATTTTGTTTATTTCCGTCTATGTGGTGTACAACCTCATCTTTAGTTAAGGGTCTGCCAATTATCTTAGATGCTATAAGCCTGTGTTTATACACATATCCAGGGTGTCCAGATTTAGAACTATTTGGATGGTCTGGGTTGTATACAAAAGAGTAATTTCCGTTACTATACTCGGTGTTATGAGCAATCATTCTTTCAGGTTTTACGCATCCGCATGAGTTAGATTGACCTCTTAATAAAACCTGTTCAGCTATAACGGATTCCGTCTGGTTTGAGCAGTCACATTTGCATCTAACAGCTTTAACTTTTTTATTACTTGCCCCGTAGAATTTGAATAGCCCAATTTCTACAACAGTCCAGTGACCGAATTTGTCGCCTATTTGCATATATTCCCCAACTGAGTTACTAGTGCTTCTGGAGCCGGCGGAGGGACTCACTCACTTAAAGTACTTCTCTCTCCATCGACGTGTACTTGTACGATTACCTTTTCTCTTGAATGTATCTGTCTGAGCATCACAATTGCAACAAAGCAATCGCAAGTTATCGATCGAATGATTTGATGAATCTCCATCGATGTGGTCAACCACAAGTGGTACTGGTTGCCCATTCCAAGTTGATATTCCACATTTGGAACATTTGTGACCAACAGTTTCTTCAAGATATTTCCTAACGACTTTTCGTCTTGTATCGTTTGTCGTTATGCAGTGAGGATATTCACCAGTAGATTCAATTGTAGCTTTTATTTGGTCCCATTTTGACGTGTTCGATATTGCTTGCGGCAAGGGTTTCTCGCTCTTGTGTTTTGAATCATACTCTTCTCTACACATCGGAGAACAAAACGGATCATTCAGACTTGTCCTCAATTTCCCACAGTTCGCACAGGTGAATTTGTGTCCGTCTCCACCAAGTGCAATTGAACGATTGTATCGTTGTTCAATGGTGACCTCTCTACCAGTGTTACTTACTGTTGCCGAGCACGAGTGACTACAAAATCGGTTAGACCGATGCTCGTAATCTATCGGTTGGCCACAACGTTCACACAATTTAGGGTTTTCGTTGTACTTTCTAATATTTTCAGCCTTCTGTGAAGCCGCACGCTCACGTGTTTTAGTAACACCAAGCAAACCGGCTTCTCTATGACTCATTCCGTTTCTTATCATTGCAATTACTCCAATCAGCTATCGTTCCGACTTGAACATACAATGGAGCCACGTGAGGGAATCGAACCCCCTTCCAGACATTACAAATGTCTACGTGAACCAATCACGCTAACGTGGCAAACAGAATGAGCTACACCGGCTTGGTGGACCCAGCAGGACTTGAACCTGCGACCCAGTGATTATGAGTCACTCGCTCTGACCGACTGAGCTATGGGTCCGTTGTGGCGGAGAGTGAGAGATTCGAACTCCCAGTTCCTTTCGGAACGGCGGTTTAGTAAACCGCTGCATTCACCATTCTGCCAACTCTCCGTCTAAATTTACTCTTTAGTTGCAGGTATACCAAATGCTTTATTGAACTCTACCTTAGGTCCTCGACCTGCTTCCAATAGATAAGGTACAATACCGCATTCTGTTGGGATGTAGACAAACTTTGCATTGTCTGTATTGAAAGTTCTTACTGCAAGATACTTGATATACGTATCCGTTAGTTTGCCGTTTTCGATTTCGATGGCTTTAGCTGCACCTTTGGCTCTCTCAACTTCTGCTTCAGCATTGAGCTTCTCTGCTTCAAGATTAGCTTTAGCTTCTTCGATCTTGATCTGACGATTCTGCTCAGCTCTTACAAGTTCAGCCTTTCCTTGTAGCTCAGACTTCCACACGTTATAGAGAGGTAGCCCCCACATAAGAAGTGGGATGAGCATAATTACTGCTAAGATTAGTATAAATCCGCAACCTATTTGAGATAGCGGGAAGTCTTTCATCGGGTTGTCCATAATCGATCTCTCCTTACCGAATACCCATGGTGGGTGATTGTCTAAAACAGATGACATTGTGTCACCTCCTTGAAAGTGTTAAAAGGACTGGCAGAGTCGAACTGCCTTCTCCTCCTAGCCTAGCCTACCTCCATAGGCACGATGGGTCACTAAGAGTCGCATTACCGTTATGCTAAGTCCAATTGACCGCGCAGAGGCAGAGCCTCCGTTTAACCAGGTCAGCGGCCCCATGTTGGGGAGTCAGGATGGATAACGCTTCCGGCGCCATCGGGCTTCATAGAGTGACACCTGGTAACATCAAGTGTCTGACACGCATAGTTACGTACCTATACGCATCCTCCGTCCCTCTGGAAGATTATCAAATTACCTTTCTTCAGCGTAGCGGTCCGATGCTAAGTGAACATCGAATGATTTACTTTCACCGCCCCACTTGAACACGAACTCAACATTAACATCATCGCCGTCTCTGACGATCATCTTGGAATCAGACTTCATCTTCTTCAGGAAATCTTCAGGACAAAGGTTAACATACTCTTCATATGTGGACCTGTTCTTGCATCTAATGACATAATCTTCAATGCGAATGCCCATGTAGCGGAAATCAACGCCAACCCAGTAAACAGCACCAGGTCCTTCGTCGAATCCGTGTACGTTAGCCCAGTGAAGATGACCATCGGGCCAGAGCTTAGTTTCATCGTGAATGTGATTTATCCAATGTATCTGTTCTGTAGAACCTAACAACGGATGCCTTAGTCTACGAAACAGTTTGCTGAAAATAACTTTAATTAGTTTCATGGCATTCCTCGTTTTGTTGACAAAGTAAAAGGATAACCGGACTAACGTGCCGGATTTTCATGATTTCTCATCTGGCCGTACATGAGCTACTACACGCGGCAAAGAAGAACACGTGTAGCCATGTGGATACTAACCAGAATTCGTCATGAACGCAGCATGCGAAAGGAAGAGCTGACCTGACCACATGGCAGTACCATGTGTAGCGGAAGGACTCTTTTCCCGCTACACACCCCGAGACAATTGTTGTTGAATGATCTGATGCATTTCTTCATAGTCAGGAAGTCCAAGATATTTACTACACACAGGAACTGCATTGCTCTTGGTGTAAATATACTGGAACATGAAATCCTGGACAGTATCTGACATGAAACGCATAGCATCGATACGAGCATCCTTAGTTAGGCTCTCGTCATTATACTTGACAAGTCCCTCTGCTACCTCTGGTATAGCATCGATCTGATCTGTAGTAACAGACACTGGTTTCTTGAGCATTCTTCCGCCAGGAGATGGTCGTATATACAGAATAGTTGCAATCTTCGTCTCTCTGGTACAATTCTGCATCATCATTTCGTGAGGGTATTCTGCTTTGCTTTTCTCTCTAATACTCGTTTCCGTTTAGATTCAATGCTAGCATCTCTTGCTTTTCTTAGGCTGTTTGTTATCGCTCCGGACTCAAATGCGTATTTCATGTTTTCAGATCTAGTGACCCACCTTAGATTCTCAACACAGTTGTTTGATTTATCTCCATCTATGTGATCTATCTCTGGCAAGTTATTAGGGTTCGGTATAAACGCATCAGCTACAACTCTGTGAAGTAGATACGACTTACCTTCAACACTAACGTACTTGTATCTCTTAACATCCATTTTCGCTAGAATCTCACCAGTCTCTACATTTCTAGCCACCCCATCAGGACTAACTAAAACTTTGCCTTGTAGCGCAGTTGAGTATCCGGCTTTATCTAGCTTAGGTTTAAGAAAAGCTTTAAATGCTAGCACTTTAGTGCTTCGTCTAGAATAAGACCCGTCTGATTGCATTAATAATGTGCATCCAGTTTTGTCTATTCTTTTAAAAGCACCTCCTCTTTTTCGAGAACGGTTCGACCACACTCTTCCGTCTGGATAAATAAAATACCCAGGAGCATAGCCGAATTTATCTAATGGAATTGATTCATCTGTCATTGTAATTATCTCCTTCTAATAGGTAATAAATACATGGCAGTGTTTAGAGATTTGGGTCATATCACCACCCTCCAGTTACGGGTCGGGTGCACTTCGTTTCGGGTTGTACCCTACTCCCTTGCGGGATGACCTCCGAACACACTTCTCATAGAGAAGCTTCGCTGCTGATTGCCGCTCGGCTATCTTTTTCAAACCATCACGCTCGTCTTTGCAGACCACGTTGTGGTAGTAGCTTCATCGCAACGTCCCAGCAATTAGAAGTGTTTTACATGCCGATTACGCGGCAAGGACGCCAAAGTAGTTAACGTCAATATCGAACACCAACTTGTGAACATACGACTCCTCATCGGATTCGATGAGGATCGATACACCAGTACCTTTAGTTCGTTCAGGATCCAGTACCTGTCCTCCTTTATTGGTGATGTACTTATCCCAAGGAGTATCAAGCCTCTGACCTACAGAACATGGTACACCTTGTAGAGGGTCAAGATAGACCATGAACGTGTTTTTAAGTTGAATGGATTGCTTTGAGAAATCTTCAGGAAGAGATTCTCCTATAAGCATCATCATGGTTCGAATGTCATTATTCTTTAACTCCAACATCCTGAGAAGCATAACGTCGACGATATTGTACACCGTATATTCAACCTTGTGCTCTCTCTGCATGATGTGGTGATCGGAACTCTCATTGAACTCAAGCTTACCTGTACCCAACTCTTTATTACAAATCGCATTTAGCTGATAGGAAGGTTCTCGTGCCTGCACCTTCCTTATTCGTCCATACATGCACATGGCATCGATGTATCTGGTGTAGTCAG